TGTGCGGAGCCGGCCCCCGTTTGACCCGAGGGCCGGTTCCGCGTCGCCGACCCCTTGCCGTTGCAGGCTCGGAAGGCCGGGAGCTTTGGTGGGGCCGGCTCCGATTCCCACACCGGGAGCCGGCCCCCGACGTCGGCTACAGGGGGGCAGCCGACGCGTGCTTGCGGCTGATCAGCAACTCGCGCATGTGTTGGCGGGTCTGCCAGTACAGACGCCACCGCTCATGCCACGAGTGGTCAGCCATGACGTGAGCCAGTTGGTCGGCGTTGTCTTCGCCGCAGATCGGACAGCCGATGTCGTGGATCGTGAGGGTGCTCATGGCCGCCAGCCCTTCATCCATTCGACTGCGCGGGCGTCGAAGGTTAGCCCGTCTTCGTGCGCTGTGACGCCGGGGAACTTCTGCTCGTAATCGTGGTTGAGCTGATTTGCCTCACGCTCAAGCGCGGCCTGCCACTCGGCCTCGGTGATGACTCCCTTGCGAAGGAGCAGCCCGACCAACGCTGAGCTTTCAACCCGGAGCAGGATGCTCAGCTCCCGGTGATCGCGCACAGCGTCGCCTTCGGGGTCGCCCTTCGCTCGGGTGCCGAGCTGCCAGCCCGTAAACAGCACACGCCACTTGGTGACGATGTTTAGCGCCCGCCAGGTGCGTTCGTCCCGTGTGGTCATCAGGTGCCGACCTTCGGGTCGTTCATGGGCTGGGCGGTGTCGACCCAGTGGAACTCGCCGGCCTGCCCGACTGGCCGGTGCTGGCCACAGTGGGCGCAGTACGTGCCGCCGTAGAACGACGGGTGCCGCGCGTAGGTCTCCGCGATCGCCAGACCCATGGTGGTGATTCGGCCGCACACCGTGTGCCAGTACTGGGTGCGTACCGGACGAACGAAGCCCTTGGCGCGTTCCTCTTCGGAGAGCACGAGGTACACCCCGGCCTGGTCCTGGTAGGGCGCGTCGGGTTTGTCTACGCCGCGGGTGAGGTGCGGGTCGTTCGGGTCGGCGGTGAGGCTCATCGGCTCATCACCGCCAGGGCCAGTCCGGCCACGCCGGAGGTGAGCATCAGGCCGGAGCCGACGATGAGCAGCAGCAGGCAGCCGGACGACTTACCGCCGCTACCCTTGCCGCCCTTGTCTCCGCCACCGCCGCGGCCGCCTCTGGTCCGTCCGGCGCCGCCGGGACGGCGCGTCCCGCGGATCACGGGGTCACCTCAACCGCAACACTGGACTCCAAACCGCACGTCGGGCATCGCACGCTGTCCGGACCGCCGATATGGATCCACTGTTCGTCACCGCAGTCCGGACAGCGTTCCAGCCGTGATGCCGCCAGCGTGTCCTTGGTGACGATCCCGCCGTAGGTGATATCGCCGACCTGCCAACCAGCATCATCGTTGTCCTCTGCGATATCGCTCTGGTCCAGGTCGCACGGTCCCTCACCGATACAGCCGTTACAGCAACACGCGCCGGTGGCCTCGATGTCGTTCGCTGGTTTGAGTTCGCACCGGCATTGGCCAGCGCCGTTGTAGTGGTGGTTATGCGCCTCGTCTCCGAGTACCAACGTGATGTCGTGCGGGTCGAAGGTGAGTTGGTTTCCGTTGAGCGGATCGGTCCACACATAGGCCGTGACGTCTCGTTCCTCGTGCCGACCTTCAGCGAACTCCTCGAAGTTGGAGCAAGTCTTGGCGTGGGCCAAACGCTCGTCGTCCAATTCGACGCGAAGCCGCGCCGTCTCGATGAGCAGGTTGGCTGTCTCCTGCGAGTTGAAGGCCAGCAGCGACAGCACGGTCTCCATGTAGGACGCGACGGCACCGGCCTTGTCGACCAGCCGGCCGATCGGCGATAGGTCATGCCCGGTTCGGATCTCGCCCGTCTCGGTCGCCTTGAGCATGGGCCAGAACTCGGCCAACTCGCGGCGTGCGTTGCGAATGTTGGTGTTCTCGGTGGCCCGAACCGAAGCTTCGGCGCGCGACCGGGCTGCGTGCACTTCGGCGAGCGCGATCTCTAGCTCTTCGATGCGGGTGCGGAGCTTTTCCGTCTCCTCGAACCGCACCGCCAGACGACGAGCCAAGGAGTCTCGTTCCCTGCGTAGGAGATTGATCGTGGCGCTCATGCGACACGCTCAACGGCGGGCAGGAACTGCGCCAGTGGCACGTCGAGGACGGCAGCGATGTGCTCAATCTCGGCGATCGTCAGATCGGCCTCACCCGTCAGGCGACGATGCACCTGCATGCGCCCCCAGCCGAGCTGGCGAGCGAAGTCCGACTTGTTGATCCCGCGCTCGTCGAGCAGATCGCGGATGGCTCGCACCGCCGGATGGGTTGTGCGCTTTGCGTTCACCGCGTGAGTGTCGCACGGAGGTCGTGCGGATTGCAAGGAAGCCATGCGAGCGACTCGCTGAGCGCGTTAAATGTGTGCTGAACGGTTGACGAGCGCACGGATTACGTGCACTCTTGGCGTCATGAGCACAGACACAGCGATGACCGGCCAGGTGGCCGAAGAGATCCTTGCGGTCCTAGGTCGCCGCCGGATGAACAAGTCCGAACTGGCTCGGCGGCTTGGCGTTTCCCATACTTGGGTCACTAACCGGCTCAGCGGCGATCAAGAGATCGGGGTTAACGAGCTCCAGCGCATCGCCGCGATCCTCGGCGTAACCGCGTCGGACTTGGTCCCGCGAAATACTGTCTGGAAATCTCGCGCTCCCCTCGGTGAGCGCGTCTTGGCCACCGTCGGAGAAGACCGGAAAGCCCGACCACAGCCCCATCGTCCTGGCCGTCCGGTCCGCCAGACCCGCCCGATAGATCAGAAGATGCGCCCCATGACAGCTATCGCTGCCGGACGGTAGGGGGATAGCGATGCATGCAACGCGTAACCAGAATGCAGCGATGGGTTACCTCATAGATGAGCACGCGGACCACCTACGGTCCGCCGGATGCTCCCAGGCAACCGTTCACAGCCGCATCAGGCTGCTGCGGTGCCTGCACGACTACCTGGATGACGGTCTCGCGTTCGCGTCCACGGCGCAGCTCGAGGCATTCCTGTCCGACCTCGTCCGCCGGGGCCGGAAACGGAACACGATCGTGAACTACTGGACGCACATGAAGGGCTTCTTCCACTGGGGCGACCTCGCCGGGTATCTCGACGGCGACCCGACCCTGACCATGAAGCGCCCGAAGACACCCAAGTTCTCACCCAAGCCGCTCGCGCCGGCGCAGCTCGAGATCGCACTGACCCGGGCGCCCAACCCGTGGCATGCGGTGTTCGCGCTGGCCTATTACGAAGGGCTGCGCGCTGGGGAGATCGCTCAGTGTCGCCGTGAGGACATCACCGAGGAAAACGTCTACGTCCCGCACGGCAAGGGCGGCGAGGCGGCCGCGGTCCCCACCCACCCCTACATCTGGGCGCTGCTGTCAGCCTGGGCTCCGGGCCCGCTGTTTCCCAACGCAACACCTCAGCGAATCAGCCACGGCGCGATCCGGCAGTTCAGACGCCTCGGCCTGATCGGGGTGCACGTGCACCGGCTACGGCACAGCTTCGCGACCGACATGCTCATCGCCGGGGCCGACCTACGCGTCGTGCAGGACAACATGCGCCACGCCTCGGTGGTCTCGACAGCGGCCTACACCCAGGTCACCAGCCAGCGCAAGCGCGCCGCCGTCGTAGCGCTGCACCAACCGACAAGGACACCAGCCGACCTCTAATCGGCTGGTGTCCGTAGACAATCGTGGCAGGGCCTGCCGGGTTCAACGGGGAGCCTGGCAGGTTCCTGCCAAATCGGAGGACAGCATGAGACACAAAACGCTGATCGACCTGCTCGAGCACGATCTCAAGCGCGACCCTTGTGACGCGCCCGCCGTCTGTCTGGAGGCCGATGTGATGGCCGACGAGATGGCGCGGTACGCACCCGCGGCGGAGGAACCGGACCCCATGGTGCACGAGGTGGCCGTCGGCTAGGACGCCTTCTTCTTCTCGGGCAGCACCAGGAAGACGACCACGGCAGCGGCCATGGCCACGAAGTAGCTCTCCGGCGGCTCGATGAGCGCCTGGGCGAACGCACCGACAATGATCATGGTCAGAAGGGCCACAGCCCAGCGCACACCGTTTGTCATGCCGTCATCGTGCCGGCCGCGCGGAATCGACACCCTCGGATGATCGGCCATTCCCACGACGGGGGAGTATCGTTACCGCCGTGGACGTGTACCGCGCCGCGACCGCCCGAGAGCTGGCGAGCAAGTTGTCAGACATGGCCGCCCTTGCCGCCGCCTTGGCTGACGAGGCTGTGTGGCACGCGACCCGCAGCGAGACGGCCAAGGACGTGGCCAAGGCCCTCGGGGTGTCGGAGGCCGCGGTGCGTAAGGCGATCCAGCAGCACAACCGGCGGCGAAATGTCCGTTGACGTTCGTGCCGAATCGGACACCCCATACGCCGTCAATCGGGTGTAGGCCGCAAAGACCCCTGTCCGGTTTGTCCAAACGATCTTTCGGTTTGGGCGTTTTGGTAGGGCACCTTCGCGCGCCTGCCCGGTCTGCCCTAGTTGGCTACTCATACTTTCGGACAGGATAAATACCCCCGGGTATCGCCGTATCCGGCTTATCACAATCCCTTATGGACATAGGGACGTCGGTCAGTCCATTTTCTGCCGGACTCCGTGCGATGTGCCCGATTCGTAGACCCAGAATGTCCGATCCTGCCGACACCCCTATAAGTAGAGGGGTAAGTGCGCAGGCCAGGGATGGTGGCGCAGCCCGATACCCCCGTGTATCGTAGGAAGCAGATTCACCACCCAGCCCAGGAGCGACGAGTACGCAGCGCACAGCGCGCGATCGGCGCCCAGGGCCACGGACTTGCAAGTTGCCGTGTAGGCAGCCTGAACGAACACCGAGGCGTAAGACCAGCGGGCAGCTGCAACGCTGCCAAGTCCACTCCCGCCCCCGCCGGGGGCAACGTCGGGTTAGGAGCCGACCAATGTCCAAAGTCACCATCGCCAAGGGCGTGGCCTGGCTGGTCGCGGCAATCGCCGCGGTCACCAGCTACGGGCACCAGGTCCACCTGCTTTCGCTGGCAGACCTCGACCCGCTGTTCGGAATCATCCCCGGAGAGTGGATCACCCCGGTCACCGTCGACTCGCTCGCGATCATCGCCCTTATGATCCGCATGAGCGCCGAGGTCACCGACCGCACCCGCAAGCTGGCGCTAATCCCGCTGGTCATTGCCGGGGGCATGAGCATCGCCGCCAACGTGGCGATGGCTCGCAACATCGTCCAGGTCATCGTCGGTATCTGGACGGTGGGCGCCTACATCTTGGCGGAGATTTTCGTCGGGATGATGGAGCGCAAAACCGCGGCACCGGCCGCGGTGGTCAAGGTCACGAAGGTGACCGAGGCTGAGAAGGCAGCCCGGAAGCGGGCCGGCTGGGCCAACATGGCCCCGGCGGACAAGCGGACCTGGACCAAGCAGTACCGGGCCAGGACTGCGCGGCGCACCGAGGCAACCGCACCGACGAGCCCGGGTTACGGCCCGGTGTCCGCGCCCTCTAGCGACGAGCTGGAGGCAGCGGTACGGTAATCGCTGGTAGCTCTCCGGCCGGGAGCTACATAGCAAGAGAGGCGCCCCATCCGGATCAACTCCGGATGGGGCGCCTTTTTGCGTTTGGGGGTTAGGCAGTCAGCCCTCGCCCATCACTCGCCGCCCATCGGTGCCTCCGTCGAAAACGTCGCGACCGACCACTCCGGCATCGCGTCGTGATCCTCGGTCTCGCCGATCTGCTCGGCCTCGATGTGCATGAAGCCGCGGTTCATGGCCAGCAGCTCGAGCTGCGGCAGGAGTGCCGTCCGCACAGTCCAGCGGGCCGAGATCCGCGTCGACAGACTTCCCGCTGTCACGGCAAGCGTGGCGAGCGCCTTGTCGATCTCACCGCATTGGAAGCCCGCCACGAACGAGTCGTCGTCGTACTGGCCGCCGTGCGACGTGCAGGCGATGAACGGCACGACGAGTGACATGCCCTCGGGCTCGGCTTCGTCGAGTGGATCGTTCATACGGTAATCACCGTTCCGTCCTGCCATCGATTCCCAGACCATACGTTGCCGGCGTTGTTCTCCCACCCGGAGTAGGCGCCGTACTGCGGACACGGCCCGAACACGTTGTCGAGGAACCGGACGTTGGTGGCGTGCGGGTACGCCTTGCCGGAGACGGATCCGCCGTAGGTGCAGAACCCGTGCACGCTCGCGAAGCTGTTGTTTTGCACGAGCCAGTCGTCGATCGGGTCGAAGTCGCCGTACAGCGAGAACGCCGCCGAGCATCCACCGGCCCGGCCCGCCATCACGTTGCAGGTGAGCGAGTTGTGAACGATTTGGCTGTGGCCGCCTCCGTTCGACCCGATGGCGGTGATGTGCGCTGACGAGACGGAGCCGAAGTCGTAGAACAGGCTGTCGCGGATCTCTACGTTGCTGCCGGCATTGGCGCCGCGGCCAGTGCGGTGCACATGGCAGCGAAGGCACGTGTAGCCGTTGCCGCCGACGGCTGCTTGTCCGTCCGGGTCGATGGTGGTGCCGCCGTCAATCTCGACGTCTATCAGCTTCAGGTTGCGCGTCGGGTCGTTGTAGGTTGATCCGCCGACGATGCCGAGCACTCGCGACCGGGTGATGGTGACGTTGCGGGCGTTGATGTAGACGCCGCCGGTGAACAGGCACGAGTCGTATGTGCCGGCTGCGCTGATCGTGCTGGAGCAGGCGTGCAGTGTGACGCCGGGCGGTACTCCGGTGCAGGCCGCGTCGGGCATGGCCGGGAACGCGGGGCAGGTGCGGCCGGTCGGGCCGGTGATGGTCGGCGTGGGGCTCACCGTCGGACTGGGGCTAGGGCTGGGCGGTGGTGTGGTCGCTGGGGGTGTCGTCGGCGGGGCTGTAGTGGCCGTAGGGCTCACAGTGGGGCTTGGTGTAGCGCTGGCCGTGGGCGACGGTGAGGGGCTCTGCGTGGCGCTGGGGGTCGGCGTGGGGCTACTGGACGGGCTCGGCGACGGGGCCCCTGACTGCACCGTGAACGTGCAGTTGACCGTGCCCTTGGCGTCACCGGGCCAGCCCTTCGCGGGATACACCCGCACCTTCGCCGAACCTTCGGCGAGGATCAGGTCCGGCATGGGGTCGGTCGTCGCATAGTCGACCTGCCCGGCGCCGGATGTGTCCGTGGTGAGGATGTTCTGCGGGTGGGCGCCGTTGGACGGATCAGCCGCCTGCGTGACGTTGGTCCAGTAGGAGGCGTTGGGTGTGAGCCCCCACGCCTGGATGGTCCACGGCTGGTCCAGCAGCACCGGCGCCGGGGTGACGCTGCAGCCGTTCTGCGATCCGGCCGAGGCGGGCGACGGGGACGAAAAAAACGCCGCCCCAGTCACGAGGACCAGGGCGGTGAGGAAGGTCAGGAGAACGCTTGCCGGCGTCCAGTTCTGTCTACTGCGGTGGCGGATGACGTCGGTGCCGGGCCACGTACTCATTTGGCCTCCGATGTCGGAGTGGCAGACGCGTTCGGCAGCGCGTACACGCCCAGCGTGGTCAGTGCGGCCGCGAGGATGATGAGCACACGGCCGATGTTGGTGTCCGACTCCCAGATACCAAGCGCGGCCGTGACGGCGCTACCGCCGATCGCAGCGATGGCCTTCCTGTACTGCTCCCACTTCATGGCGCTACTCCTCTAACGACTCGCGGTGGCGTAGATCGGCTGCATGTCGCAACCGCACGAACCCTTGGCCTCGGTGATAACGCCGTTACCGGCGGTCATAGCCATGTGCTGGCAGCCGAACCCGATCGGCCGAGGAACGCTGCGCCGCCACGGCTTGATGGCGACGCCGCTACCCTCGACAATCTCGTCGCGGTGCTGATAGGCGATCTCGCGCCGCGTCTTCTCGGTCAGGTGCTTCTCGCCCCGGTTGAACGCGGCGAGCACATCCTCGACCGGTTCGTCTTCCACGTAGAAGTCGTCAGGCGCGGAGGCCAGCAGTCGCGCCTCGTAGCGGTCGCACACCGCTGCCCGCATCCAGCGCGGGAGATGAAGCGCGTGTACCAGGGTGTCAAGCGAACGCAGCCACATGGCGCTACTCCTCTACTCGTTCTATTGCGTCGGCGCCTGGTAGATCTGCGCCTCGGTGGCCGTGGCGCCGTTGGCGATCTGCTGCTGAGCGGCGCCGACCGCCTTCTCCCGGTCGGCAAGGTTCCGGCGCATCACAACCAGACGCGCCTCGGTGGCCCTGATCGCTGCCTGCGTGTCGGGCGACGGCTGCTTCATGGCCACAACCTGCGCTGTCACAGCCTCGATTTCGCTGCGGAAAGCGGCCGTCAACACGCCGTCGGTCTGCGTCTTGACCGCGGCGACCTCAAGGCGCGTGGCTTCGGCAACACTGGCGAGAGCGTCGAGGCGCCGGTTCTGCTGCCCCTGCATCAACCACTGCCCGCCGACGCTGACCCCGGTCGCGGCGATGAGCGCAACCGCGGCGATGAGCGCGACCACGATCGTGTCCATCAGTCGGCTTGTTCGTCGAGCTGCTTGTCCACGCGCGCCTCAACAGCGTCCAACGACTCCTCCGACAGCGTCACCTCACCGACCACCGGCGCGGCGGCCGGCGGGTACTCCACGCCCCACACGTCCGGGTCGCCGCTGGACGTGAACACGCCGCCCTGATTGGACAGGTTGCCCAGCAGCAGCGCCTGATGCGCCTGGGCGTTGGTGATCGGGCCGTTTCCGGGGCCCGGGATGGACGCGTCGTCGACCCACTCGGCCCTGACCTTGCGTCGCAGCATGCCGTCACACAGCCACACCTGGGCAGGGTCGTCCGCATCGCTGAACCGAACCAGCATCTGAGCCATGTCGTTACCTCCGTCTGGGTTGACGCCATTGAGCAGGGCCATGAAGTAGTCCCACGGGAAGTTTGGTCCCGGATCGGTGTGGCTCGTGACGCCGAACGCCAGGCGCAGGTCGTTGTGCGACGTGACACCCGGCCTAAACGCCTTGAGCTCTGCGATCGACCGGCGCACGAGCGGAATGCCGTACCGGGCCGCGTCGGCACGGATGATGGGCGCGATCTGGCCGAGCATCGCCACGCCGAAATCGTCGAGCCACTGCTCGCGGGTCTGCGACGCGAAGCCCGCCAACTCCCAGTTGATCCCACGATTGTTGCCAGCGCGGTTGCCCACGGTGTACGCGGTGTCGGCCAGCCGCACGCACTGCACAACCGAGTTCGAGTCGGCGCAGTAGTGCGCGCTGACTACCCGATCATCAGGCAGAGTGGCGAAGTAGTTGGCTACGTTCTCGGCGGTGGTGGGGAGTTCGTGGGCTTCCATGTCGTGAATCACGACCCACAACGGCGGACCGTCGGGTCGGCCGGGCTGGTAGCGCTTGGCCTGCACGAACGGCAGCCCGGGGTGGTCTGTGCTCATTACGCACGCTCGCCGATGAGCTGGAAGGCGGTACCGGCCACGAAGTTGCCGGCGGTCGGCAGGAACGTCAGCGAGGTGTACGGGCCGGCCGCGAGGAATACACCGCCACCATTCGCCAATACACGTAGAGAAACGTTGGCGATCGCCCTGAACAGGTAGTTGATTCCAGCGGTCGACAGGACCGAATCCCAGTTGGGGAAGTCGACTTCACCCACGGCGAAATAGCCCGCACCTGTGCCAGTACCGGGCGTGTAGCCGATGAACTGGGCAGTGTTGCCGGCTGTCGCAAAGGGAGTCTCGGTCGCGCCGTCCTGCTCGGTGAACGCGGTCCCATACACCGCTGCCGCCGATCCGTTGATCCGCATCAGCGTGGTTGTGTGTGAAGCGCCGGTGTCGCCCCGGGCCAGATATTCGACGTGCAGCGACCGCAGCGTCGTCGGGATACCGGAGAACGTGATCGACGGCTCAGCGCCGGTGCAGACGTGCCGGTCCCGGTAGGGTAGCCGTGCCGTGAGCAGCGCCTCCGCTGCGGCGAGGCGAGCGTCAAGCCCAGCCACCGTCGCCTCGGTGTCCAGCGCCAGATTCTCGCCGAGGATCGCGCCGTTGGGCGGGTCGGACAGGCCCTGGTAGCGCCAGGCGAAAACTGGGGTTGTCGCCAACGGGTCCTCCTCGATTAACCGATCGTGCTATTTCGATAGGTAGCGGTGGTCTGTCACGCTCGGGGGCATGACCGCAACCCGGAGGTTCGTGGCACTCGTGCTGCTCGGCGCGCTCGTGGGTGGATGCTCAGCGGCCTCGGCTTCGCCCATCCCTCGGTCGCCGACAACGGTCACGCCGCTGCGCTACGTCGTGGCGGGAGACGCGGAGTTCCGATCCGAGGTGTGGGCGATCCTCGACGCGGGGTGGACGCCCGAGCTCGTCGTACTGGCCGAGAGCGGCCCAGTCGACTTCTTCATCTGGCTCGGCGATCCGGTCGAGACGATTTCGCGGTGCGGCATTCCCGCATGCTCGGGCGGTAACGCGGTCGTGATCGACAAGGATCGGTGGTTCAACGGGCGCTACAACAAGCCGCCGGACATGATCCCCGCCGTGTGGCGCCGGTTCGTCATCAACCATGAGGTCGGCCACCAGTTGGGTATCCCCGACGACGTCGGTCCGTGCAGCGTCATGAACCCGGAAGTCTGCACTGGCGTATGGCCGATCATGCCCGACGATTACGTACGGGCATGGGCGCGAGACAATCTCGCCGCCCCCCGGTGGCCGAACGGGAACGTTGGCAACGCTAAAGCTTGAAAACGGTCAGCGTGCGACGGTGGAAGTCGACGTTGGCTGAGGCCCCGGCCAGCGTGCGGTACTTCATCGTGATGGTCGTGTCGCCGGGCGTGAGGCCACCGAATACTGCCTGAGTGGTCGTCGACGTAACCAACACCGGCGTGTTTGTGCCGGCAGACGTAGAGAGAGTCAGAGTGTTCGAACCGACGAGCGGGTCGACCGCCTCGCTCGGCGATCGCGTGTTAGCCCCCGCGAACTCGACGTCGAACCGACCGCCGTGCGTCGTCGTGGCGGCGGTGGCGGCGATCCACTGGATCTGTGCGGTCGCGATGATCAGGATCCGCCCGCTAGGACCTACCGGCACCGTCACCCGCGGCCCCACCGTGGCGAGGTCGGTGTAGGTCGCGCTACCCGTGGCCTCGCCGGCGAGGATGAAGTCGGTGTAGATCTGGCTGTTAAGCAGCGACACCGCATCTGTCGCGTCAGCCGTGTTGGGGATCACGATCCGGCCGTCGATATACATGGTCTTCGCCGGCCCACCGACGGACATGATGCCAACCACGGCACCGGGCACCAGCAGCGTCATTTCGCCGACGCCCTTTAGGGGAAGATTCGCCAGCACCGTCCCGCCGACCAGCACCGTGTTCTCGAGCGTGACCTGGTCGAAGGTGACGATCACACCCTGACGGAAGCGCACGTCCTGGCTCGGCGGCTCGGGCGCGGCGGCGAACAGATCGGCTAGGTCGTCGTTCAACTAGGACACCCCCAGCAACACGACAGTCTGTTCCCTCGTCGTCGCCGTCATTGGCGCCGAGGCGACCAGCGGGATCGTGATGCGCTCGATGATGTGCTTCTCGACGCCGTGGCGGTTGCTGTAACGGATCCGGATCGGATCCCACGGCTCCAACGCCGGGTTCGGCACCGCCGTGAAGTCGACCGAGTACGGCAGGCCCAATTGCTTACGCAGCATCGAACTCGCCGCAGACGCGGCCTGGGTGTCGTTGGTTATGAACGGCGAACTGAAGAACCGCGGCACCGGACCGAACGCGCCGTGAAAGTACGTCGGCGACAGCGGGTTGTTATCGACCACCACCGCACGTGCCGGCGTCTGCGTGTCGGTCGCCTCCCCGAACGCGACCACCGCGTTGTACACCCGATCACGGGTCAACTGCCGCGCCATCGAGACGAGCACCCCGCCCTGGCCGGAGTCCACATCGAACACCGGAGAGTCGGTGGTGGGCTGCTCGCGGATGACGAGGATGCCGCGGTGGTCCCAGTACCAGATCTTCCCTAGCGACGTAACGAGGTCGTTGAGGAAGCCGTAGCGGTCCTCTTCGGCGATCAGGTCCCGGCCGAGCGTGTCGGTGTCCCCGCCGTCGGTCCATTCGATCGTCGCCGACGGCCAAACCTCGGTGACGAGTTCTTCGACCACGCTGCCGTACGTTCGCGCCGCGAGGAACTGCACCGGGGCCAGGAGTCTGCCGTCGACCAGGCCAGCCATCCGGTCCTTGCCGACGATACGGATAGGGCCGTCTGGTGCCGAGTCCTGGGCCGGGCCTTGGATTCGGTAGTAGCCGAGACTTACCCACTCGGTGGTGCCGTTACCAAAGATCACGGCTCGACGAACGAAGACCTCGTTGCCGTACGGAGCCAAGGTCAGGTTCCCGTGCGTGGGCCACATCGCGGTGCCGTTGGTGACCAGGTCCAACGTCGCGCGCACATCCGAGTGGGCGTCGGCGATGACGTCGCCGGAGAGGATCGGGATCTCGATGCCGTCCGGGTCGGTGCCCGTGGCGAACTGGGTAACCACCCGGGCGTCGGCCGTCATCGTGTGGGAGCCGCGCAATGTGCGCAAAAAGGCGTCAGACACGGGGCGGATTGGACTCACCGCCTCGCATCAATTACAGAAGTCGCTCAGGCCCCGCCGCCGTGCAGTCGTTGACCCGCCCCGTCGAAGCGCCAATGGCACGAGACACAAAGCGGGATGTAGTGATCTGGTTTCAGGCTGTACCTACATCCCCGCCTGTCAACCAGATCCTGCGGATCCGCCTTGTCGTAAGCCCAGTGCGCGGCCCGCTCACCGCAATGGAGACAAGCGTGTCCTCTGACCGGACCATGACGAGCCGCCGCACGGCGATGGGCGGCGGTGTACCCCGCGGACCCACCCTTCCATCGCGGATGACTCTCGGCCGGAGACCCGGCAATCCACCCGCCGTGATCAACGTGATTTGGGTCCCCGTGCTTATACCACCGCTGGTAGTGCATGATGCAGTAACCGCTACTGCGATGCTTGCGTTCGCAGCCAGGAACCGCACAGGGGGGACGACCGGTCTTTATCGGGGCCGTGCCGACGCTCCCGGTTTTGCGCCAACGGCGGTAGTGAGCATCGCAGAGTTGTGCTGGCGTGCAGACCACAATGCGCCGATCGCAGCCGTCAACAGAACAGGTTCGGGTAGCCTGCATGGCTAGCCCCTTCCTCGCCTAGATCGAGTGAGCGGGTTAGAGGCCACTTGGGGTTCGCGCCCCGGGCGGCCTCGCCTATTCTTCCATGAACTAAGGGACGATCACCTCGTCGGACGACCCGACTAGCTCCAGCAATAAGCTCCAGCTGCTGTGCGCCGCAATCACGTCGGTCCATGAGCCGAACGTATTGATGACCGTCTGCCAACTCGACGTGGCACCAACCACATCCGGGCCGGGCGCGGCCACTTCGACCACGGGGATGCTGGTGAACCGCATCGGGTCCGGCGGTATCGGATACTCAACCGCCGTGCGACCGGCGTAGAGGAACACGCCGCCGGTGGGGATGACAGACCCGGGTGGCACGTGCAGGAACAGGATGTCGCCGCCGGCTAGCAGCAGGTCCAGGTCGGTGCCGGCGTCGTCGGTGTTGGTGCGCACCTTGAGCGTGTACTGCTTGGACCCGCGTACGTCGGTGACCGCGACCGGAAGGGACCGGCCCACCACGGGGAATGCGCCACCGCGTTCTGGCCGTTCGAAGCGGAACGTGTCACCCAGCGGCGTCGAGATGGTCAGGTTCAGGAACGGCCGGGCCACCGACTTGAGCCATATCGCAGTGAGGGTGGGTGTGATGTCCGCGATCTCGGACTGCCCGAACGGCACCAATGTGCGCAGCCGGTAGTAGTTGACCACGTTGGGGGCGAACTCGTAGTCGCTCAGGCTGAACGTGCCACCGGCGACGGAGATTGTGTCGCCGCCGCGGACCGTGGTCCAGTTGATCTGGTTGGTGGACCGTTCGACCGTGGCGAGGGTGAACACGTCCATGCCGGTGGCCGTGATGCGCACCCGCGACAGCACCGGGTCGTAGACGAGGGTGAGAGCAATATCGGCGTTGAGCGGCGACGACGACCGGCCCCACAGGTCACCCTCAACCAACTCGGTAAGGACGAGGATCCGGCTGAGTGCGCCGATGGCGGCGGTGGAGGCCGCGGCGCCGCCCGGAACCCAGGCGGCGACGTCATCGTCCACCAGGACGGGCATCAGGCCTTCTCGAAGTCCATACTGGCCCGCACGTTGACCGCGTTCGTGGGGGCGGTGCAGCGGATGACGAACCCCTCAGCGAATGCCGAGTCCGGTGTCCGGTCGCGGGGGAAGTTCGCCACCACAAGCCCGCCGATGGGGGTGAGCAGAAACTCCCTGAACACGGTGAGCACTGTCGGCTCGGCCGTCCACGTCTTCCCGGCGGTCATGCCCGATGCCACGGCCCGGCCGTAGTTGGTGCGGATCGTGGTGGTGGTCGAGTTGGTGCCCGGCGAGTTGGTGGCCCACGTCGCGTAGCAGAGTTCGACGAGAACGGCCTTGTCGCTGGCGGTCACGCCGTCGAAGCCGATGGCGTAGCCGATCCAGTCCATCCCGAACGCGGCGTTGGCCTTGACGCCGATGATGGTCTTGACCGTCGCCCCGACTAGCGCCACCGCGCCCTCTGTCGTGCAGCTGTAACCGGTCTTCATGGATATCCCCTCTTGGTTTGCTACACGCCGGCCAGCACGCGGCGGCGGGTGTCCCGGTCTCGCTCGGTGACAACTTTGACCATGCGTGGCTCGATGGCCTGCCCGTCGAGGAGCACGGTGACGGTGAAGTTCTCGGCTGACATCGGCGTCAGGTTCGCGGGATGTACCATGCCGCTGGCCGGGAAGGTGACCGTCTCGAACCCACGCTCGTTGATCATGTACGGGATGCCGGGAAGCACCGCCCCGCCGGAGGCTCGGCGTCCCTCCCGCCCACCCACGCCGGCGGTGGCGGGGCTGAGCGGAATGGGCGGTACGTACGACGAGGCCCGCTCGCCCTGACGGAAGGTGGCGGTGAGCGTGATCGTCCGGTCATACAGACGGTTCAGCTCACGATCGGTCTCCTGGATCGCCGCCAGCGCCTGGGCGTTCTGGGCCTGGATCATGGTGATCTTCTCAGCCGGGATCAGATCGAGCGAGCCGACGTAGTGGTCGACTGCGGCCTTGTTGAACCCCATCTGCAATAGCAGGTTGCGCAGTTGCCGCTCAAGTGCGTCGGTGTCCCCGCCCGCTTCGGCGGTCTTGATAATCATGTCGCCGTACATGTCGGTCAGGTCCCGCACCATGTCGGCGTTGTCGCGACCGGCCTGGGTGTTGCGGTCCAGCGACCCGGCGCCCTTGTCGCCCTCTTCCTTCTGCTCCTTGATCTGCTCAGTCAGCCTCGCAACTGTGTCGGCGGCCCGGTCTTGCAGTTCCTCCATGCTGAAGTAGGCGGGGATGAGTTCCGCGGCCGTCTTGATCAGATCGTCCAGCGCGTCGTTCATACTCTTGAGTCTTTGGGCGGCGATGTCGGCGCCCTCGCCGACCTCCTCGAGCGAACCGACGAACGGGTCGATCGTCTCAGGCGCTCCGCCCGTCGTGATCATGATGTCCCTGAGCATGGTGCCCAGGAATGGCACGTTGCGGAACATGCTCTCCGTGACCTGGACCATGCCCATGAACGCGTCGGAGAGCATGTGGATATACGCGCCGGTGAGAATGATCGTGCCGTTGATGAGTTTGAACATGGCATCGAGGCCCATCACGGCACCCTCGGATGCGGTGATCTCATCCATGAACGTTCCGAGCGCTTCGCCCAGGTCGCCCATGCCCTCGGCCGCTACCGCCGCGAATGGGCCCATGCGGTCGAACGCTTTGTTCAGGCCCGGCATGATGTTCTTGCCCAGGTCGCCCAGACCTCCGGCGATGGTGTTGACGTGCGGGGCCATCTTCGCGAACGCCTCGGGCAGGTGCATGTCCTTGAACGCCTGGTCGATGATTGTCATCGCCTGCAGCGCCGGCCTGACGAACGCATCGGCGCCGCGGAAGAACTCTGCCGATATTGAATCGCCCAGCGTCTTCGCTGCCGCGATCACGTTGGCGTCCTTCGCCGCCATCAACAGACCACCGGCCACACCGGCGGTGCCGATGAGACCCGCGCCCAGTCCGGCCGCACCCGCGCCGAGGACCGGGCTGATCGGCCCGGGACCGACAACGGCTGCGACGCCGCCGCCGATCATGTTCATTCGTGTCGGGACCTTCGACAGCATGTCGCTGACGTTGGCGAAGCCGCCTTCGTTGGGGTCCGGCGTCAGCTGCCTGCGAAGCCTCTCCAGCCGGTTCAGAAGCGAACGCTGCTTATCAAGGGCAACGCCGTCCATGGTGTCGCCGGTGCGGGCGAACTCCAGCCCCAGTCCATGCACCGCACGACGGGTCGCCATGATCCGGGCATCCAGCACGGACAGACTGGCGGCGGCGCCCAGTGCTTCGTCGCCGAGGTCGTCGACTTGCCGCTTCGCCACGGCGGTGGCCGCCGTGAGCTGGGTCATGTCCCGCGAGACTTCGTCGGTCTCGTCGCCGAGCTTCTCCATCTCGGCCGACACCCGGCGGGTGACGGCAGCGGTCTGGGCGGCGTCCTTGTTGTATCCGGCGGTGAGCAGTTCCAAAAATACGGAGACCCGGCGGGTAGCCATCGCGGCCTCCCGTCAGGTCCGTCGAGTCGAGATCACCACGCCGCGTTTCTTGGACTTCGCCACGTCCTCAGACACCGCCTGCGCGATGCGGGACGGCTGGCACACGTCCCGCACGACCGTCCACGACCCGGCGGTGGAAGGGTCCCGGCACACCGACATCGGATGCCCGCACGACGGGCAGATGTCCTTGCGCTCGGCCAGCAGAGCCAGGACAAGACCCCGGTCCGTGTCGGTCCACTCCGGTTCGGTGACGCTGCGCACCATGACGCCCTGCTCGTATTCGTAGGTCGTCTCGACCGGTGCACCCCGGAAACGGCTGTAACTGGTGCCGGCTTCGAGCGCCGCCTCTACGTCTGCTCGGAGGTCCCGGTCAGCTCGGAGGCGGCGTCGGAGTTTGGGACGTCGACCTCGCCCATGTTCAGGTTGAGACTGCTGGAGACCAGCCGGTTCCATGCCTGGGCGTGCAGGACGTCCGCCAGCTCGCCGACCTGCTCGACGCTCATCACCGGATCCACACAGGATCGGGAAACAAGGTCGGCGTAGAACGGGAAGATCCGCTCACCCCAGTCGTCGTCGGATTCCTTCTCTTCGCGGGTGGGCATGCTGGCCCAGAATTTCGACCAAGCGCGGCCGCCCATGGCCCGCAGCCGGAAGTCCACCGTGGACTCCCGCATCCGCTCCTGAGTCTCGACGATCTGCTCAGCGATGACCCGCTTGCCCGGGTCGCCGAGACTTGTCGGTGGCGGCGCCTCGGCGAGTTGCAACTCCAGTTGCGCGATCTCCTCGACCAGTTCACCGGCCAAGCACAGCGGGACGGTGCGGGTCGGCAGCGTGGCGAGCTTCTTGATGTCGTCGAAATTCCTTGGCGCCGCAGTGGCGGGCTTCGCGCGGGCGGCCACTAAGCCACCACACTTCGCGTGTTCGGATCGAGGTAGATGGTCAGGTCGACGGTGAAGTCCCATGCCGTGTCCGGGGCGGGCTTGACCGGCGCGTCGGCGCCGGACTCAACCGGATACACCCCGACAGTGCCGGTGGACCCACCAGTGCCCTGGCCGATCGTCCACGCGGTGGCCTTGTCGATGCCCGTCCGCACACCGAAGAACCCCACCGCCCGGTACACCAGCAAAGTCCACGGCGTGTCCGTCGGAGAATTGTGGTGCAGCGTCAGGGCGATCGACGGCTTGCGCCGGCCCACCCGCTCGAGGTCAAACGTGGACCCGACGTTGCCGACGTTGACCTTGCCGGTGGTCATGCCGATGTCCAGACCGTCCGGCGTGATGAAGTCGGTCAGGTCGGTGCCGGCGTTGAGCTCGGCCACCGTCGGCAGTGCGATGTTCGCGCACGCGGTCATCCACACACACCGGACCCGGCCGTCCATGATGACGACAGACACTGGTTACTCCTTCGTCTTCTTGGCCGGCTTGGCTGCCGGTTCGGCGTCGAGATCCTCGTAGACCTCGGCGTAGTCGGGCAGGTGCAGTGCGGCGGGTTCAGGCACCCACGCAGAGACGCGGTACCAGCCGTGCGTGCGTTGAAGTTCGAGAGCGCCCTCGGGAAGGATGCCCACGGCGGCGACGTCCGGATGCCGGACCACGGCGAACACGGCTACACCCGCCACACTTCGCACGTCACGGATGTGATGAACGAGTGCGCCACGGTCGCCACGTCGCTGGCGTTGATCATCGATGTTGGAATGAAGATGACCTTCGTGGTGGCGTTGGTCACCGAAACCGTAGGGTTCGTCGCGACGCTGCCGGCGATGGTGAGGTTCGGGTCGGTGATGGTCACCGTGTCGGGTGAGCCGCCACCGTTGATGACCCGCACGTGTACGCCGAGCGCTCCGAACTGGCTCCGCGCGATGGTGTCCGAGGCCGCGACCGCGACCGGGGCCGGTGACGTGCCTGCAATGGCTGCAGACGTGGATGTGAGCGCGGCCATGCCGCAGCCTCCTTAGTGGATGGACGGAACAGCCGGAAACTCAGCCGGTGCTGGTGAACGAGTACAAAGAGATCGCATCCATGACGAGCCGGCCGGTGGTTTCGTCGCGTTGCGGCGGGAGCGTCTCGTCCTGTTTGATCGGCCCGCAGTCCCGGCCGGCGATCACCGGCCGGACGTTGAGCAGCGTCGAACGAACCAGCATCCCGACCGCCCGAGCCGCGGCCGCGGTGAGCCCGACGCAGTGACAGTTGTAGGTGGTAGTGACCGTGACCTGGCTGGCGTTGAGTGCGGTGCCGATTCCGTCACGCGTCCAGTCGACCGAGACGTACAGGACGACGTATGGCGGATCCGGTGTTGGGTCGGGAACCTTGCCGTCGAAGACCCGACCGGCGAGCGCGCCGTTGGCGTTGAGCAGCGTCAACCCGACCTGGGCGTGGAGCTCATCGAGGAGGTCGCTCACATGCCCTCCAGCAGCTCCACGGCCGCGTCGCCCACAGCGTTGGCGAACCTGGGATCTTCCGCGATCAGCGCCGGCAGACCGCCCGGGTGCGGCGCGTTGTTTACGCTCCCCATCTCGGCGAAGAAGGCCAGCGACGCCTGCGGATTGCGCCGGCTCACGCCGATCTCGGCCTCGAAGTGGGTGCCCCTGTCGGGTACCCGGTCGTAGCCGATGCCGCGCACCACGTGCGGCAAGTTCTCCGGGCCGCCGCCGATGCGGGGCGACCAGCGCCGCTTCCAATCCAGCTTCACATTCGTTGCCCCGCGGCCGACCACGGCGGCGAACTTCTTCGGCCCCTTTTCCGGTATTGCCTCGAGGTCTCGAATCAACTCATCGAGGCCAGTGATCTTTACGCCCATGGCTACGAGAGGATCTCTTGTAGCGGCAGGCGGCGGGCGGTCTTCTCGCTTGCGTGGTTCTCGCCGGAGACCGGGAACGACTTACCCACCAGTTCGACGTCGTTGCGACACGTCACGCACGTGACGATGTCGTCGACCTTGATGCCCTCGCTGCCCACGACCGGGAGTTGCAGTTCCAGGGCTGAGATACGCAGTTGGGCCTGGCCCACAGTTGTGGGGCCTGCCCATGGCGCCTTCGCCTGCTGGAATCTGCAAGGACCGGCGTAGATCGTGGTCAGCGGGAAGACGTCCTCTCCGGTGAGCGGGTTGGTGGTCGGCGTACCACGGCGCTGGATGGTGCACGCGTCGAAGAACCCGACACTGGCGGCGGCGCGACCGGCGGCCAAGACTGTCTCGCGGGTCATCTACTCCTCCGCCCGCATCAGTTGGTGCTCGATCCGAAGTTGGGCGGCGCGGACGATGCCGACGATGCGGTACCAAGGCATGTCGCCGCCGGCCAGGATCCACCCGACCGCCGAGAATCCGTCCCCGTCTGCGTCGAAGCCTTGGGCTGCCGTCAGGACCACATAATCGGTGATGACCATGGGCTCGCCGTCGGGTCCTCGGCCCCAGCCCTCGAAGTCATTGACCTCGCGAATTGCCGCCTCAAGGTTCTCGTAAGCGACCTTCTTGGCGGTGTCGTCGGCCACTGCGACCTCCCTGGCAGTCCGCTACGGTCGGGCGGTTGATGTGGTGACCGGCCGCAGGATCACGTCAGCGTTGAGTTGGGGTGTAACCCCGGAATCGGGGCGCAGGGTGACAGGAGTAGCGCCGATCCCGCCAGATGCCGTCGCAGTGAAACTGAACGCGACCGATGCGATACCGAAGCGCTCCGGGAAACCAACGGCAGTCGCAGCGAACGTAAAGTCGGTGAGGGCGGCCCCCATGACCGGACCGGCAGCGGCACCGGACGCGCTGGCGGTGAAGACCAGCGCGGCGAGCACCTGGCCGCCCGTTCCGCGTACGCCGGCCGCTGTCGCGGCGAACGTTTCCGCCGCAACCGCTTGGCCCTGCACCCCGGGTACACCGTTAGCGGTGGCGCCCAGCGTGTAGGCGCCGAGGCCTTGGCCGTTGTGGCCCGGTACCCCCAGGGCGGCGCCGGTGTAGGTATAGGCACCGAGAGCGGCCCCGTTGTGGCCGACGGTGCCGACCACGGTGGAGCCGAAGGTGTAGGCACCGAGGGCGGTGCCGTTGACTGGGGGTGCTCCGGCTACCCCGGATGCGGTGCCGTCGAAGACGATAGTTGCGGCCGCGGCGCCGACGACGCCGGGGACACCAAGGGCGGGGGATCCGAAGGTGTAGGAGCCGGCCGCTTGCCCGACCACACCGGGGACGCCGGCTGCGGTGGAGCCAAACCCGATGGCGGCTGCGGCCTGACCGACGACGCCGGGTGTGCCTAGTGCGGTGCCGGTGAAGGTGAAGGCGGCGAGGGCGGTGCCGGTGACCGCACCACCGCCCGCGACGGCTGCTAGCGGTAGCGGCGCATATCTGACGTTGCTGCTGCCGCGCGCCACGTCACGCCGGTTCTTCCCAGATGATCCACGGCAGGGAGTTGACTGTCACAGCGAACGTTGTTCGGATTCGCAGGAACCGGGAGGCTTTGACCCGGACGTGCCGGCCTGGTGTGAACCAGATGCTGTAGCCGGTCTGCGGGTGCACCAGTTGTGAGTCGAGGTCCCGAGTGGTGGCGCCGATGGTGCCCTCACCGGATGCGTTGTAGCCGGTCGCCGACGCGCCGCCGACGCACAACGAGGCAACCTGGTCGTCGGATTCCCACTCGATTGGGGTGACTGTGGTTACCGACGCTGCGACGTCGGTGTCCATCAGGGTGCAGATTCCGGCCGCCTCAGTGGCCACGATGCCGGCAAAGGAAACACCCCAGGCGAACACTCGGATGTCGGTGGTTGATGGTGTGGCCACCTGGAGCACCGTCTTGACGGCTGTACCGGTAGCGACCACGACGGGAATGTTCGACGCCCGCGGTATCGCCAAATAGAGAGATCCCATGTGTCATCTTCCGTAGGACGTTCCGCCGGGTGATATCGAGCTGACTCTGTATTTGCGGCTCTGGTTAGGTCGCCCGGCCGCCGCCGGGGGGGCCGGCTCGAGCGCTAGGGTCATCATCGCTTTGAACGCCACCCCGGTCAGTGTGGCGGTTGACTGTCCGGTGGCCCCTGCGGACGCTTTGATCGCGCTGATGAGGGCGATCGCACCGTCGGCGCCGAGGGCGGTTACCGCGTCGATCCGTTCTGTGATCGACGTGTAGGCGCCGTTGGTGAGCGCGCCGGTGGCGAAGTCGTCAGACCAGCCCCCGATTTCCAGGATGAGGCAGTCGGCGATGGTGGTGGTTGCCCCGGGCCACAGGGCGCTGTTGTCGGCGGTGGCGTCTACGGCCACCCCGACAACGTTCCACGGGTTGCCGGTGGTTTTGCAGCCGCGGATGGCGATGTAGGCACCCAGGTTGTGGTCGCCGGAGTCGCCCCAGGCGTGGGCGGTCAACCCAGCCGTCCAGCGCCGCCAGATGACGGTTAGCCGGGTGTTGGTGTCCTGCACGACTGGGCTTACCGAGTCGATGTGGGCGAACCCGTTTGACGCGGCGGTGGGGAAGTCGGCCACGGACTCGCCGATGCCGATGATGACGTCGCCGTCGGCGAAGCTGACCACCGGCAGGGCGGGGGTTATCGACGAGGCCGACGCGGAGGCGACACCAACCGGCGTCAGGACGGTTGGCGCCGCCATGGGCTACACCTCTGCCGGCGGGTACAGCGCGATGTAGTTGGCAGTCGGGGCGTCTGGGGCGTCGATTGTTTCGGTGTGTGAGGTGCCGCCGGTGACCGGGACGGTGGTTGGGGCACCCGACTCCTCGTAGTACAGGGTGGTGTCGGCGCCGGCTGGGGCGTCGACTGACACCGCGACGATGCCGCCGCTGACCGCGTCGGTGGCTTGGGATGCCAGGGACCCGAACAGCGGCTGGGTGACGGCGGGTTGGATCGCCAACTCCATGAACGCGCTGAGCACGCCTACGTCTGGGGTGGCGTCGCCCGAGAACCCGATTCGGACTTCCATTGCGTCTAGCCGGGCCTGGGTGAGTAGGTAGTGCGCCGCGGATGATCCGAGGGTGGGGCGCATCATGCGGACGAGCCAGTACGCCACGGTGGTGGACGCGTCAACCCCGTGGTCAACTCCGCCGGATGCCCAGTTGTATTCGGTGGTGCCGTCGAACACCCGGATGCCCGGGCCGAATGCGGTTGTGCCCGACGCCGCCCACATCAGGAAGTACCAGCGGACCGCCCGCAGCCCATCGTCTGGGGCGCCCGCGCGGGTGTCCATCGGGAACTTCATGTATTCGGTGGTGGCGACGGCGGTCTGGACAACTCCGTCAGACGACGCCCCGATGGTGGGGGGAACGTCGTCGATGGCGTTGCGGGCGTTGGTGGCGTTCCACGCGCCGATGGTGCCGTTGGCGGTCATGACGCCGAAGTTGCCGGTGGTGCCCACCACGGTCGCGGTGCCGGCCGGGTCGACCTTGAGCAGGTGGATCTGGATGTCGCCGATGGGGTAGTTGTTGGCGACCTTGGACAGCATCACGTCGTCGTAGCGGACGGTGGCCGTCTTTGACGTGGTCCAGCCGAGCCGGAACGTGGAAATGGTCGCAACCGACGTGCCGGCGCCCACGGCCTGGGTTTGGACGACTGGGGCGGTTGGGGCGCCCACGGTGGCGTCGTAGGTGACCTGCCAGTCGCAGGTGTGGTTGGCGACGGTGGCGAGATACCGGAAGTCGATGCCGATCCATTTGTTCGCGACCACAACCGCGTCGGACGCGATTTCGCTGCCGGTACCGATTTTGACGCCGATTTTTTGGGTGGCCGACCGGTACCAGATGGTCATGCCGTTGGCCAACGACCCGGCTTCAACCGAGGCGAGCTCAACGTCTGCGCCGGGTAGTGAGGTTGGGAAGTAGACGTGGATCCGGCCGACCAACGGCCCCTGCCACGACGACGGGCCGCCACTTGCTGGTGTGAATGGGCCGTACAGCGACAGGACACCAGGGTTGGTCCAGGTCAGGCATTCGGCTGCTGCGGCCGCTGCCAGCTCAAGGGCGTAGGTGCCGGTTCGGGGTGTGGAGGTGGTGACCGCCGGTGTGCCTACGGTGCCGTCGAACACCGGCCCGGTGTTGCCGACAGCGATAGAGGTGGTGGTGAGGGTGGTGGTGGTGCCGAACTCGAACCCGGTCAGCACGTCGGCGGTGACCGCGAATTGGGCGTCCTGAGCGGTGAACATGACCACGGTGGCACGGGTGTGACACGACGCGTCCAGCGTCGCGGTGCATTCATGGGTACCGGGCGCCTGCGACGTTTTCGCCGACACCGACATGCCTACGCCGTTGGCCCCGTCGGTGCGGCCCTCCTGCAACAGTTCCGTCCAGCCGTTTGTGTGCGCCGACCAGGTCGGGACGGTGGACGTTTGGGCCCGGGCGGGGTGCACCGCGAACCCGAGCAGGTCATACGACGACGCGGCCGTGGTTGTGCCGGTCGACCGGCTGGTGGTCGGCACAGCGTCGTCGAACGGGTTGGTGCTGGACGCTAAATGCACCGGCGCGGCCTGGTCCAGGCCGACGAGCTCGAACACGGACCAGCAGCATTGGTCGCCGGCACCGGTGACGAAGTCCAACGTCCACGACGTTTCCCCGCCGGTCGTGTTCTTCCAGAACACGTACGGGGTGGTGCGTTGGAACGGTGACGCGATCTCATCCGACGCCCACGCAAAACCGGTGGGCGGGCCTAGGCCGGTGGCCGCCGAACCGTCGGATGCGCTCATGGCGCAGATCACCACGGTCGACCCGGCTGTGGTCGCCGCGAGCAGCGTGACCGTGCCGCTGGTGCCGTCGAAGTCGCCTGAGTTTTGCTGCAGGATGCTGTCCAACGTGAGCGGCATTTTTAGATAACTCCAACCAGGTCCGGGGGCGTTGCGGGGGTTTTACGCGGCGACGCTCAATGTCAGGTCCAGGTCGCCGATGGGGATGGTGAAGGTGTCCCCGACGATAACCGCGTTAGCGGTCATCGTCCCCGAGCAGAGGAACGTGCCGGCGGAGCTTGCCGTGAAGGCCGCCCAGTGGGTGTAGTCCTCGGACGTGTCCACTTCACCGGTGGTCCAGGTCACTGCGGTGTCGTTGGCGATCGTCCCACCGGATGCGGCTCCGAAGGACACCTGTTTGCGGGTGGCGTTACCGGCTATGGCGGTCGTACCGGCCGCGCCGGGATCGGCGGTGTGCAACTCGATCCAGAACGCCGTGGGCGCGGTGTAGTTGGTCGCGTTGCCGATCGCGTCGAGGATCTTCGCAGCCTCGCCGGAGGCCAAGCCGAGAGCCATCGGTTCTCCTTCAGTCGGTCAGCGGGTCGAGGGCGGGAGACACAACCCAGTGCCAGTCGGGCGCCGGGAAGCTAAACCTCGGCGAACCGGCCCCGCCGTACGCGGACGCGGCGGCCTTGAGAATGTCCGCCCGCCGCGCAGCGTCATCGCCCCTCGCATAATCGTCGATGGATTCCGATGCGACGCCGGTCGGGTTGCGGAACGCGATCCCGGCCAGCTCGATCGCCCACGCCCAGATGTCGTCCGGGACCGGGTCCGGCGGCCACGGCGTCAGTTGGGTGGCGTTCTTGAGCCACCCTGACGCGTAGCGCCGGACCCGGGTCGCGGTTTCTGTATCGACGCTCGGGACCTGCAGCCACGACGGCAGATCGACTAAATCAAAAAGATCCGCCATGTCAGGCCACTTGTCCTAGGCCTTGGCTGCCTTGGCCGCGGCCTTGTCGGCTGCCGCCTGCTCCGCTTCGGCCTTCTTCGCCGCAGCCTCGGCCGCTTCCATCTGCTGCTTGGCAGCTTCGGCCGCGGCCTTCTCCTCTTCGGTCTCGGCCTTGTCGACCGCCTTGGCTTCGCCGGAGTCAAGCCATTCGGCGTACTCCCGCCGGACGAGGCTGGCCACGTTCTCCGGGTCGGCCTCGACCGGCAGAACAGCGTCCCGGTAGAAGCCGGCCACAGTCCACTTGCCGGTAGCCGGGTCGAGTAGTTTCACAGTTGCGTATGCCACGGTCACCCGGGCTCGGCGCGTGCTCATGTGTGCATAACCACCTTTACGACGTTGCCGGCAGCGGTGGTTAGCGCGGTGCCGACGATCTTCTCGAACGTGTTGGCGCCGATGGTCGTAACCACCCCGGCCGCACCGGCGACCACCTTTGCGCCAGCGGTGATGGCACCGCTGGACGTGATGCTCAATACCGGGCCGAACATGAGCGCCCTGACCGGCGCGGCACTGGCTGCACCGGCGAGCGCGTAGCCGACCACCGCAACGGATGCGGCGCCGGCTGGACCGAGAGTGCCATCACCACTGACCTCGAGCAGTTGGCCGTCGGTGATGGTGGCCGAAGCGGTCGAGCCGCCGTAGATGTGCTCGAAGCCTTCGTGCTGATGGTTGGCGTTACGAAGAATCGACGCCGAGATGACGGGCATGTCAGCTCACCACACCGGTGATCTCGTAGCCCGCGCCGACTTCCTGCACGTACGGGACCGTCAGGCGACGGGCCTGCAGATCCCAGGCGTCCTGGCCCTCCTTACGGATCGGCTTGACCTCAACGCCCGCGAAGCCACCCATCTGGGCGTATCCGGGTGCGCTGCCCGTCTCGTCGGCCATGCCGCCGAGTTGGGTGGAGTCCAGGATCCACGCCCTAGTGGCGACCGGCAGGTTAGGCGTCTTGACGACCGTCAAGTTCGCCACCGTCTCAATCATGCCGGTGTAGATCGGGTTGTCTGACGTCTCCCGCTTGCGCAACTGGGCGATGGCGTCGTTGAGCATCAGGTACGTGTACCCCTTCGGCGACACGACCAGCGTGTCCGCCTTGAAGCCCTGGTTGAGATCCTCCATGAACTGAATCCCGAGAAGGATGTCATCCAACGGTTTGCGGTTGGCGGGGGTCGCGTTATCCCACGACCCGGCCGTGGCCACCTCTGCGGTGATCGCCGTGCCGATGGCGGCCATGGCGACCGTGTCCACCTGCTTGATGACCGTGGTGGCAACCTTGGTCAGTGCCCGGTCGACGGCCGACATCGGGTAGGACTTGCGGGTGATCTCCTCATCGGTCAAAAGAGCTTTTTGGCCCCATTTCTGAATTGCCGCGATACCGGCGGTGCCGGTACCCAGGTTGGCGTACGGGTATTCAGACCCGGCCGACACGGCCTCGACGGTCCGGTCGGAGATGAACGGCTCGGTCATGTCATACAAAACCGCGCCGCCCGAGGCCCGCGAACGGTCCTTGAGCAGCTGGTCGGCCACGAAGCGCAGATCCGTCCAGTCCCTGAGTCGCCGCTGGATACGGGTCGGGTCCGAGAGGAACCGACTGATGGTGAGCAGGTCGCCCGAAAGGGTCGGGGCGGCTGCCGGGAATGCGTAAGGCATCTACCTATCTCCTTTCGGGGTTTACCGGCGGCCCTGGACGCGCAGCTTGAGCGGGGAGCCCGCAGCTGTCGTCACGGCCGTGCCGATGAGGCTGCCAAGGGCCGCCGCCGTACCGACGGTGGCAGTTTTTACCTGGCCGGATGCGTCAGTGACAACACCGGCAAGAACGGTGATGGCACCTGACGCGACGAGTTCGTGGATGCAGCCATCCAGCGGCCACACGGTGAGCTTCGCGCCGGACGCGGCGTCGTGGGCGGCCACGCCGGCCACGACAAGAGAGTCAGCGCCGGAGACGGTCACCGTGCTCGCAGCGGACCAGACGACGACGTTGCCCCCGGCGACAACGCCGCCAGTGGTGACCGTGAACGGCTCAGCGCCGCCGGTGTAGACGGGCGTGTAATCAGCCACGGTTGGCCGCCCGTCGGGTCGGGTCGCTTAGGCGGGCAATCTCCCGGTCGAGTTCGTCCTCTTCCACTTCGCCGTCGCCGGCGTAACCCGACGCCGCGACCGGGATCATGTTGCGCTGCATGCTGGAGATCGCTTCGCGGGCGCCCTCCGGGTCCAACTTCCAGTTGTGCGTCCAGTAGTCCTTACGGGCTGGGGCGAACTTGCCGTCCTTAATGGCCTGGATGATGATCTGATCCGCCTCGTCGTCACGCCGACGCTGCGCATCGGCCTCAAGACGCTTGATGCGCTCCTGGTTCTCTTCCCAGGCCGACGCCTCAACCCTGATCATGCTGTCGGCGAACTTCTCGGGCCTGCGCGCAGACGCCGCTACGGGCACGGCTTCGGGTGCCGTCTCGGGCGTCTCGGCCTTCGGGACGAAGCCGGCCTTCGCAAGAGCGGCCATCACCTCGTCATCTGTGAGGTCGTCGAGACCGACAGCCTCTCGGAACTTTGCCGGATCCATGCCGGTCTCCGTTTCTGTGGGTGGGACAACCGCCTCGTCGGCGGGGTCTGGGGTGGGCGTAGGCCCGGGGATGAACGCCTCGACCGGATCGGGCTCGATGGTCAGAACGGGTTCGATCACTCCGCCCTGCGCCCGAGCGGGAACCTGCGGCGGAGTGGCCGGGTCGTCCTCGGGCGCAGAGGCAAACAGCGGGGTCGCCGACGACGCGGCCAAAGCGTTCTGCAGATCGGCCAGGGACTTGATGTTGCGTACGGCGGGCGGCACCGCACCCAGGAACGCCAGCGCCGACAAGGTCAGCGAGTATTCGCGGCCGTCGTGCTCGACGTTCTGCCAGCCCTGCACGCTGCGGTTCGGCCAGCGCGACGGAGCCGACGCAGCCAGCCAGCCGGGCATGCCGACGATGTCTCCGAGCAGGACCGGGCCGCGGTCGTCCTCGAGGTAGCGGATGTTCGTCACCGACCCGAACGTCGGCTCGCCGTCGTTGAAGCGACTGTCCTTGTGGCCGAGTCTGATCGGCACCGCCTGGCCGCCGGACGCGGTGTAGAAGTCGGCCGCGTCGCGCAGCATCTCGGCGGTGAAGTTGCCGTCGCCAACCGTCACCGACCACGCACCGGGGCGGGCGAGCTCCACGCCGAGCATCTGGGCTGGGGCTGTCAGGGCGCGCGTCATCAGCCCACCTACCTCTCGGGTACGTGGGCTGGCGCCCTAGATTGACGAAGTTAGAAGAGTCGGCCGGGAAGTGGTGGCTTACCCGTAACGGCCAGCGCGACGTGGTAAGACCAGTCCTCCTGGCGGGTCCGCGCATTCTTCGAGAAGTTGCAGAACAGATGAGCCAGCGCCACGTTCGTCCAGACGTGCCCGGGGCAACCGGGCTCGTTGAACGGAATGATGTGGTCGAGGCTCGCCATCATGGGAGCGCGACCGGCGAGGGTCTTGTCGACGGGAAGCCTGCACAGATGACAAACCCAGCCGTCGCGCTCGAAGACCGCCCAGCGGGAGAATTGTTCAGCGGGTAGCGACTCCATGCGGGCTCGTCGGACGACTTGATTCGCCATCGCGGTGCAACTGTTGGTGCAATGGCGCTTGTTGTAGCGCGCCTCATTCGGGATCGGCTTGCCGCAGTACTCGCAGGCCCGGTTGGCGAAGTACTCGGCGCTGCCCGGAAACATGCGCTCACGCCGTTCGCACCGCTCACCGCAGTACCGACGTCCAGCCTTAACATCCACCAGCGCGGCCCCACAATGAGCGCAGGCCACGTGTCGAATATAGGGGGCGACGACGCCCCTCCGGCGACGCTTGGTCGCCGCCGACGCGCACAGCGGCGAGCAGTGCAACTGGTGGCGGTTACGGTCAGGCGGAAGCGGCACGCTGCAGACTTGGCAGTCCGCGGCGCCATACGGGACGCCCGGGTGCTTCCGGTTCCACATGTAGCACCGGTTGCAACAAGTGACCTGCTTCTGTGGGTACCGCGGCGTGAATTGCCCATGGCAAACCACGCACACCTTAGGCTGGTGCACGTTCGACTCCTACTAGTCGGACCATGCCCCGGGGCGGTTGCATCCGTCGCCGGGGTCCTTACTTCTTCTAGCCAGGACCGAGCGGGTTCGACCCCTTACGCTCGCCGGACCAGATGCCGAAGACCTCCCAAAACCACTTACTGGCGAAGATCTTCGCTTTATGCACTCCGACATGCTCTGTCAGCAGCGCTACGAGCGTGGTCCAGGGCGTTGGCGAGCCTCGCCAACGCATCAACCCAGGACCCTTTGTCCAGTAGTGGTGCAGTTCGTCGTTTCCGGGTGTGACGTCGTGCCCGGCGGCGGCGCGAACGCGGCTAGCCTTCTTCACCATCGCCGCAGTCGGTGCCAGTTCGTCGATCTGCTCCGGTGTGAAGCCCAACGACCGCAGCCGTGCCCGCTTCTGGCGGATGGTGAGACCGGAAAGGTCCGGTACAACCCCGTGATACGCAGCGGTGCCGTAAGACGGAGTAGTGTCCACGACCCACTTCGCGACGTCCATATGCTCGGCGAGGCTGTTCCCGGTCATCTTGCCCGGCGCCACCTTCTTGGCGGCGGCGGGTGTGCCGGTGGCCTTGCGGGGGGCGGCGGGCCGTGGTCGGGGTGAGGGGTCCTCGGCCGGTGGCGGAAGCTCGTGCGTTGCGGCTTTCGGGCTAGGCTCACGGACGATCAAGGCCGACCGGTTAAACACGAGGACTTCGTCCTCAAGGCTTCCTTCGATGCGCATTGCGTCGAAGCCGCGAGATGCCACATACCGACCCAGATCGGAGAACACGCGGTGTTCATCACTGTCGGGATCGAGGCCGGCGAGGAAGGTCTTGTGCTCCTCTTTCAATTCGCGCCAGTCCGCGACTCGCGCATCGGGGGGGAGCGCCATCCGAATCGGATTCGGCCCGTATCGGCGGGCGGTGTGCAACTGCCGGGACGTGTAGATACCACTGCCCCACACCCCAGTAGGCAGGTAGGTGTCACCAGCCCGCAGCCGGTCGGCGAAATCGTCTTCGTTTCCTCCCGCGCTGCCCAGCGCGAACACGCCTCGATAGAGCGGCAGGTGGCCATCGGCCACCAAGCGGTCAAACTCGGCAACGCTGACTACGCGCGGCGGCCGGTCGAAGCCCTGCCGCTCGGCGATTGCGAACGCGACCTCATCGCCATGAGGGCCTGCGATCTGGCCATATGAGCCCTCGCTCGTGCGGCGACTGGTTGCTGTCGCTAGCGCCGAACTGGCCACCTCGGCGGTAGCACCATCGCCGATGAGATCGGAACCGTTGACTCTAGCCGCTACGCCGGGTGTGCCGGTGGCCTTGCGGGGGGTGGCCTTCTTGGCCGGTGCCCGCTTCGCCGGCGGCTTCCCGCCCCGCTCCTTGCGTGCCCACTGCGCGGCCTCGTCCGGACTGGCCTCCTCGACGACGGCCTTGCTGAGCCGCACCTTCTCGCCGTCACGGTCGTACTCGTAGCCGGGCCGCACCACGTGCACAACCGCAGACGCCTTCGTGCCGGCGATCATCTGATGCCGCGTCCGGTCGAAAGACTCCACCCCGCCGGCCGAGCCAGTCGGGGTCAAGCCGTGGTCCTTCGCAATGTCGGCGCGAACCTTGTCGACCTTGCGGCGATCACCGGTCGCCACCGCGGCGAGTAGCCGGTCCACCACATCGTCGGGTGCCCCGCCCTGACGCGCAGCCTTCAGCCGGCGCTCCACCACGACCCGATCGGCTTCGCTGTCGAGAAGCTCATCCACCTCGGCGAGGGTGTCGGCGACAGTGCGGGCCTTGTCGATCTGAGACTGGCGGTCGGTGGCGTCCTTCTGAAGGCCGCGGTTCTTCTCGGTCCTTGCCCACTGCGCCAGCCGTGGCTCGCCGTTGGCCTCAGCCCATTTCTCCATCTCGGCAAGCGAGTCGAAGCGCTGCACCAGCGCGCCGCGTTTGCCGTTCTCGTCCTCGCGGAACAAGGCCGGGTGGCCGTCCTTGTCGCGGTAGACGGCCACATCCAGGTCGCGGAGGGACTTCGGCAGCGGGCGGGGCGAGGCATCACCGAACGAGATTGCGTGCTTGTCCTGGCCGCCAACGTGAATCGCGGCGTCCCGATCCGCCTGGGTGAGTGCCTTCTGGTTTGACTGCGGCACGACAACCGGATCGCCCGGCCCGTCATAGTCGCCGCGATTCATCCGCGTCAACGCCGCATCAACGTCGCTGCGTGGAAGATCACCCAGCTTGCGGCGAAGATCCGACAGCATCACGTGGTCGGTGCCGACCTCGCGGTACGCCGCCCGGATCCGGTTCTCGACCTCGATCTCGCGGATCTTCGCCGCATCCGGCTTACCCTGCAGGGTGAACTTCGCCGACGGCTTGCCCTGCTCCCGCTTGCCCTTCGTCGCGTCGCGGACGTAGTCGAGAAGCTGCTTCTCGATCTCGTCAGCGGGAGCGCCGCGGCGAACCGTCAGACCGAGATTCTTCGTCGCCACCGTACGCAGGTTGTCGCGGGTGAAACCCTGGCCCTTCAGCGGCTGATCGCCGCCCTCACCCCGCGACCACTGCTGCAACGCGTTCATCACCCGGCCGAAGACGGTGCGGAACTCGCCGGTCTTCGGGTTACGGGGGTGCTTGATGTTGAAGTCGGGTCCGGCCTTGGCCTGCACAACGCCGGTGAACTCGGCGATAACGGCGGCGAGTGCCTCCGTTACCTCGTCGAATTGCCCCGATTCGTCGTCGTCATAGACGTCAATGTCACCAGCGCTGCCAGCGCTCAGTGCTTTTGGGCCAGCATCACCGGACGCGTAGACCGCCGACCCCTCGCCATACTCGGCCGACTCGTTCGGCTCGGTTGGGGTACCGAAGCCCCCGCCATCCGCCGGCTCGCGGACCGTGTCTTTGTCCTTCGGCGGCAGACCGTACTGCTGGCGCGTGGACTGCTCCAACACCTCGTCGGCCTGAATCACGCCCGCGTCGATCAGCAGCTTGATCGCCTGCGCCGTAGCCGCCTGACGTGAGCCGATCTCGTCGAAGCAGATCCGTGGGGCCGGCTCCTCCGGACCCCAGTTGGCGTCCACAAGGTCTTCGACGATGTGCATGCTGGCCGTGCCGGCGATTTGCTGCGCAAGGGTCTGTAGCGACAGCGTGAAGAAATCGGCAAACGTCGTACCCAGCGCGTAGGAACCATGCGACTGGGTGTCCAGGTTCAGAAAGTGAGCCAACACAGCACGGGCGATCTGCTCGTCGTGATACTTCACCGCAGGCAACGCGTCAGGCAGCTGACCCTCGACGCCCATCAGGCGCAACTTGGCAGTGTTCGGGATCGCCGCGCCCGCCGCCTCACCGGCCCGCAGCGAGGTCGTAAGGGCCAGGCCTTTCGCCAGATCCTGCTCTTCTTCGGCGGCCTCATAGACCGGGATGCCCATGCCGTTGCGTTCGATCGTCTGGGCCTGGACGCGGAGCAGCCGGTCCTTGATCAACCAATTTTTGTACGCCTGACGCAGGACGCTGCGCCCGAGCCAGTTGCCGCCCTCTTTCTTGTAGACGTAGGCGACCAGATGGCGGACTGGGATCGGCTTCTGCGGACCACGCTGATCCATCGTGCCCAGTTGGGTGATCGAGATCAGCCCGCCGTCACGCGCCACGTCGATCTGCTCGATCGTGCGCGGCATCCGCGGGCTCAGCTTGCCAAGGTGCGCCTCCGTGCCCGCCTTGTTGACCCGGTACACCTGCTCGAAGTACATGTGGCCGAAGGGAAGCATCAGCAACGCCAGCTCGAGATGCTCCAACCAGCTGAAGCGGTCCTTCGTCCTCGGCGGCGGCTTCGGATTCTGACCCACGATCGGCAGTCCAAGATCGTCGGCAACGAACTTGACAACCTCATCCCGCGCACCAGCCGGGTCAAGCCGCCACGGAGTGCGAAGCACCGGACGGGTAACCGCCTCCAACACCGACCCGACCTGGGCGTCTTGAGTTCTCATGGCGTTGTAGACCTTGACCGACATCGGCCACTGCAGTTCCAGCGTGTCCTCGTCCGGGTCGTGCTGCCACCACGCGTTGGTGGTGCCGTAGGACGGGGTGACGTAGCCGATCTCTCGGGTGGACGGGGCGGTCATCGGCGTACCCTCCCCGGTATGAGTGAAAGCAACGGGCTGCTGCCCGTTTGGAAATGGGGCCACACACGCGAGGTGGCGTACGAGGACTTCCTCGTTCTCAACCCGATCGCCGTGGCACTAATCGCGCCACTCGCAGACCTCGGCGACGAGCACGCCGAGTTGCGTGAGTGGGCTCGGACTAAACTCGCGACTTCGCCGCGCACGTACGTCAAAATCCAGCCGTCATAAGGTCGGAGGTGTTTACGTATCGGTCCTTGGCGTCGAGGTGCGCCACCATCGGCGGCGGGGCGGGGTGGCGCTGCTCCGGCATCGTCATCGCGGCCTCGAGAGCGAGCACCGCACCGATACCAGCGTCGATCTTGTCCCTATTCGGACCCTTGGTAAACACATACTTGGTCCGGCCGTCGTCCTCTTCGTCCCGGACCCGGACCTTGCGTTTGTGCATGGCCAACACCTGGGCCGTGAGAACCGGCGAGTTGTCGTGGGTGTAGGCGCCCTCGGCCAAAGCGGTGGAAAACCGGTCGCAGGCCCGCCACATGCGAGTCGGCTGGTTCGTGTCGAACAGAACCACCTGGTCCTCGCCAAACTCCTCGATCCAGAACTCGATCTCCGTCTGCCACTTCGCCGGATCGCACAGCATCAGCCCGACGTTGTAGTGGGCGAACGCCTCCGTGACCCGCGCCCGGACATCCGCCCGAGGCACCCGCCACGCCTTGTCGGCGTGCACATGGCGCCGGCCGGTGTCTGGGCGCTGCCACACCTCGACCACGAACGTGTGCGGCTTCCCGTCGACGATCGTGCAGCCAATCAGCGCCGTGCAGTCATCCGAAATCGACCCGTCGAAGCCGAGCCCGATGTATGCGCCGGCCGGCACCACGATGTCGGTCCGCTTCAGCGTCTCCCACCGGTTCGTCTCGACCGCTTTACGCCGGTCGTCGCGGTTGTGGTTGAAAAAGAACCGTTCGGCGTCTTCCCACGGCGTTTCCGGGTCCCGGATGTCCTGCACGAGGCGGTGCACGTCGATCCACCACGCGTCGCCGTAGGCCACCTTGAGCGCGGCCTTCAGCGTCTCGTCGGAGTCCTCGGGCTTGACCTCCGGCGCCTCGACGGCGTCGTAGTAGATGCCCTGTTGGCCCTCCATGACGGCCTTGTGGGTGCCCTCGGCGACCGAATTCTCGCCCGGGGCGAACGAATTCGTCGTCTCGTAGCTCCGACCGCCCATTTTCGCGACGTTGCGGCGCAGCGTCCGTGCCAGCCGCACCCCGCCGTTAGTCGGCAGCCAGAGATGTGTCTCGTCCAGCGTCGCGTCGGTGACCGGTTGGCCCTCACGGGACCCGGCCGACGCCGTGACCGGCTCCAACTTGCCCGGCCGGTCACGCAGGTAACACCTGGTCAGGCCAACATCTATGCGCAGGTCGTCTGCGGCGGCGCCATCATTGGCGGTGAGCAGCTCATACAGCACCGAATAGGTGTTATCGGTTTGGTCCTCGGAAACAGCCGCGATCTGCACCCACGGGTTCGGGTCGCCTTTGCGACCCCACGGGCGGCCCACCGGCTTGCCCGATGCGTCGAACCCGTCCGGTCGGACGTCGCCGGCCAAGGCCGCGATCGCCTTCGCCGCCTCGACTGGGGACTTGCCCCAGCCCTTCGCCCGGCGCGAGCAGCCACGGCGGTAAACGAACCGCAGCGTCACCGGATCGAATGTGTACCACTCGATCAGGATCCGGGCTTGCTCGTCGGTGAAAATCAGCGGCTGTGAATGGTCCCGCGGCGACGGCAGGGCATCGGCCCACCAGTCCAGCAGGCCCCCGCCTCGAGGATTCCAGGCCAGCGAGGGAAGCTCACCCTCGACGTCAGGCCCGCACCACGGCACGGGTTACGCCTCCTTGACGGCCCGCAGGTGCCCGTACCGGCTCGCCGGCTTCGCCGCCTCCGGCTCGACCTGCACCGTGACCTGCATCCGCAGCCGCAGCCGATCCTCCGGCGTAGCGCCGAACTTCGCCGCCCGCAGCCGCAACTCGCTTGCGAACTCCCACCGGCCCTTCGACCACATCGTGTGATGCATGAGGGCAGTGTCGATCAAAAAGTCCCAGTCCGTCGCCGTAAACGTCACCGCCTGGGCGGAACAGCGCCACGTCTGCCACCAGGCCAAGGTCCGCGAGTGCCACGGCTCACTCAGCGCATCGTCCGGCAGAGCCGGACCCCGGAGCTCGTCGTCAGCGGCGATGGCGGTCGTTTCCGGCACATTCCTGCCAGGCCGGACACGCTGTGAGCGCTCCTTGCTCGGAGCGGGGCCTCGACCCGCCATTTTCAAGCCACCTCCTGCGCCCAGAGCGTCACGGGCCCGGAGTAGTCGCTCCCGTTATTCGGCCTCGCCTTGTTGCACGCGCCGCAGATGATCCGGACATTCCCGATCGTGTGTGTCCCGCCAACCCCTCGCGGGATGATGTGATCGAGTTCCTTGCTGTGCGGCAGGTACGGCACGTCGGTCATCTTGACCGAGCACAGCGGACAGCGTTTGGCCTTGGCCCGTAGCGCGATCTCGTACTCGGGCGTGATGTCCGTGATTCGTGACCAATCCCGGCGGCGATGAGTCTTGATCCGCAGCCGAGCCCGCTCGCGCGCGGGATCCTTGGGGACGTCCCCGATGTAGTGGCCGTTAGCTCGGTTGTAGTGGGTGCTGCAGAGCCCGCGTTTTCGAGCGGTCCGGGCGCAGTCCGGCTCTGCGCAGACGCGGATCTTGGCAGCATCAACGCACACCCGGCACCGCTTGCTTCCCCGGGTGCAGATGGAACCACAGTCCGCACACAAAGACGGCGGCAAAGCTGCCCGCCGGCACTCGAAGCATTTGTGCTGACCGGGTGGCAAGCAGCCATGCGAGACCGGCAGCATCCGGCCGCAGGTTCCGCCGCACAGCACTCTAGGTCGGTGGTGCTGGTAATAGTGCCGATTGCACATACCGCGGTGGGTCGCCCTGAGACCGCAGTCAGTCTCGGAGCAGATCTTCAGCGCGTTGCTACTGCCCATCGTGGACTCTCCCCGGAAAGACGGAAGACCCCGCCGGGGAGACGGGGCCCTCCTAACCCGCGCAGATCAGGCGCGGGGTGACTGATAGTTACTAGGTAACGCAGAGTGACCGTTCAGCCCCGAAGATCATAAGTGCCCAGACTTACGCTCACAGCGAGGCGGGTTGGCCCGGGGTCAGCGGAGCGCGCTTGCTAGATTTTTTTCGGGGTCTGTTCCTCGCCTTTCTCGTCACTCTGCGTAACGAGAGGACGTAACGCTGTGTCACTTCAGCTAGTCTCGTGCCCCTCTATTACATGCACTGTGCTCAATGCGATCAGCGCGTGATGTGGGGTCGAGGCGTAGCCCTGTGCTGTGCCCTGCGTCCAACTCCTGCCCTGCCTGCATGGGCTGACCGCAGCGAGGACAGAGCTGGCCTAGCGCAGAGGGCAGCATGCGAGCACGGGCGGCTTGATGCTTCGTCCCGTAGCCACGTTGCGCAGTGGATCCGCGGTGGGCATCTCGTGCCCTGTTCCATGCCGTGGCACAAGCCGTGCACCGTGAGTCGGGTCGGTCGGTCAGGTTTGTGCAGTGCTGTCCATCCACGCCGAGGCACGGTCGCTTGGGCATGTCACCGTCCCGCGCGGACTACCGCCTCAGCGGTCAACTCAGCAGCGATCTGGTCAAGGACCCACCGCACGACCCTGAGGGCGTCCGGGTCGTATCCGCTAAGCGTGTAGACACGGTCCAGGCGTTGGAAGCGCTCCAGTAGCTCCGTCGCGCGCGCGTTCACGAGTGGCGCTCGTCGAGGTGCTTGCGTCCGACCGCGAGAAGGTCCGCCACGGTGGACACGACGGCCACCTCCGGAACGTCCCGGTAGGCGGTGTAGCCCGGATACGGCAGCAGGTAGGCCAGCGGTCGGCCGCCGTCCCAACAGTCCAGGCATTCGAGGCCCACGCCGGTGTCCTCGTCGCCTACCAGGCGGATGCGGTCGAAGCCCCGAAGGTCCACGTCAGTCGCCGCTAGAACGTGCCAGGCGCGGCGACAGTAATACCGGCTGCCGTGACGGTGACGTCGGAGTACTCGACGCTCATGGGCGGTGAGCACGACGGCTGGAACACGGCAACCAAAGTCAGCGAGAACAGGGCCGAACCATGCTGCACCGGGAAGTCGCCCTCCGCCGACACGGTCTGTTTGTTGGCCGCCTGCGGCTTGTTCCCGCCCGGGTTGACACACGCGGCGGTGGCGGACAGCACCACGTGGACTTGCGGCTCGTCACCCAGGCCGGCGATCTTGCCGGTGGCGGTGAGGCTGTCCCCGTCGCGGGCGACGCTCAGGTGGTCGTCGACGAAGTGGGCCGAACCGGCGTAGCCCACGCCGGCGGTGCCGATGATGATGGCGGCGACGAAGGTCAGGACGGTGAGTATGCGACGCATGTGATGGTCTCCAGCGATGTCAGGCTACGGCGGGTTGGCGCCGGGACTGGGGTGAGCGGCGGGTGTGCTTCTCGGCGGCGAGCAGGTCGGCGTAGCGGTAGAGTCGCGCGCCTCGTTCGTCGGTTCCGACGATGCGGATGTGTCGGCGGTTGCCCTGCGGGTCGAGCCAACCACGCGCCACCCACATGCTGACCATGGCTGGGGTGACGTCGGAGCCAAGCTTGTCGACGGCTTGGGAGCGGGTCAGCCCAGCTTCGGGGTTGGCGATGTCGGGCACGCTCACCCCCCGGACAGGAAGAAGCCCCGACCGGGGCCGGGGCTAATCGGGGACATGGTCGTCCGTGATGCGAGAGTAACACGATCATGGGCAGCGTCAAGCAGCGCCTCGATAACCCCACTCCCACGGTGCACGCCACGACAGCACAGGTCGTGCAGCCGCGAGCACTACCTCTTTTGCTTTGATCTTGGCGGGCGCACGACGACAAGCCGAGCACCGACGACCTACCGCCCGACCGTCGACGCTGGTATGGCCGTTTCGACATGAAGTAACGACCTTGCTCACGCGGCCTTCGCGTCGCTTCGCCGTCCGGCGGCGGTCACGCTCACGCGTGCACGCCACGCAATAGCGGCCACGGCCGTGCCCTGTGGGCTTAACGTTGTCCCCCGCTAGAGCGTGACCGCGTATGCAGTACTGCGGCAACGGGCGTAGCGCGCTCCAATGATCGACCTCTTCAAGCGTCAGCGTCTTCGCCATCGCCCTCGGTTTACGCCCGTGATTCCGTCGGCTCTGAATCTCCCGGTTGAGGGCTCGGAGCAAAAGGATCGCCTCGCGTACCCGAGGATCATCAACACCCCCGACCAGGCGGCGATCGCGGCACGCCGCCACAGTCACCGCGAGACGGGCCAAGTACTCCTCCCTGGATTCGCCTACCCTCATGCTCACGACGCCGTCTCCAGCATGGCAATCGGCTTCCGGTTGCCGGTCATCTGCTGGTACTCGATCTGTAGCTTCAGCGTCGTAAGGATCTTCCCGGCTGCGTTGGAGATCGCGTTGACGTTCGACGCTGAAGTGCGGTCGCCACGCATGTCGTCGATTGCCTCGGACAGGACTACTCGCAACTCATCGATGCTGTAGGAGTGCTCCCGTGCGTCTTTCTGTGCCGTTGGCTCGGTGGACATTTGGTACTCTCCTTTGTGGGGTTGGGCCCTCGCCTTGCGGGGGCCCTTCTTCTATTCGGCTAGTGCCATTCGCCGCGTGGTCGCGGCGACCATTCGTACCCAGCGGTCGTACTCGTCCGGTCGGTAGATCAATCCGCAGCTATGGCAGTCGACATCACCGCTCCCGTCCGGTCGACGCCACAGGTTGCGTTCGTCGCACTTGCGGCACGGCACGCCGTGGCACAACTCCGGCGCTGGGTCCCGTTCCCGCAGGACGGTGATCAGCCGGCCGTGCAGGCTGCGCATCTCGCCGATGAACTCGTCCATGGCGAGGTGGTGCTTGGCGGCCCATTCCAGCCGGGCCCGCAACCACCGCAGGGTGGCGCCTACGCCCGGGTCTGGTAGGCGCTCTGTGGCGATCTCAGCCCAGTCCCTGGCCCACGTCTCAAGGACGGCGGCAACGGAGGGCTGGCCGGTCTGGTCGTGCCACTCGTCATGCACGGCGCCGAGGCGGGCCGGGGCGAGCAGGTCGTGGATGTCGAGGCTGATCGGCGAGGACGGGTCGGGGGTGCCGGACACGCGTGGCTGACCGGATCCGCTAACAGGTCCGGCCGGATTGCCGTTGGCCACCGGGTCACGCGGTTTGATCAAGAGCCAGCCCGTGGGTTGGCCGTCGTCGTCGAGTTCGGGGGCGAGGTAGGTCCGCCCGTCCCGCACGTCGGGCTCGCCGGCTAGCAGCCGGTCGTAGAGCTCGCCAATGTCGACCAGGGTCGCATCGGCCCGCTGGTAGCAGCGTTCGCACAGCCGCCCGACGGTGGCGACGGCGGGCAGGCAGCCGCGGCACTGCTCGCCGCCGCAACCGTTCGTGTGACGGCGCGGCAGGGCGCATCGGGGTGCGATGCAGAGCAGGGTCATCGCGGCCCCGCACATCGACGACATGGGCACGGCGTCCACCGAGCCGGATGCCTTGACCGTCCACGCCGCCGCATCCGATCGGCCACCGCAGCGACGCCCGCCATCATCACGACAAGATCGCTCATCGCCAACTCCTCTTCAGCAGCCAGACGATGATCGCGGCCGTGATGCACAGGATGAAGACGATGTCTTCGGCCCTGTCCCAGGCGTAGTCGTTCATGGTCGATTCCCCTGCCGAACCATCCAGCGCCGCCACCACGGCACCAGCGCGACCACCTCAAGCGCCCGCCGCTGCGCGTCGTACTTGGCGTCCATCTCCTCGTTGAACTCCTGCTGCAGGGCGGCCATCCGCTCACGCCACGAGTCGGTGTGCGCCAGCCCTCGGTTCTTCTCGCCGCTGTACCTGGCTAGGGCTGCCACTAGGTACTCATCCATCACGCCTCCGCCTTGGCCATGCCGATCGCGCCACAGCCCTCGGCGGCCGACGAGGCGGACACTCTGGGCAGCGGCGTCTTGACGGTGCGGGTGATGCGGCCCCACATCCAACGGCCAGGTTGGTCGTAGGTCGAGACATCGACCCGGTAGGCGTCGGCGGGTTGGCCGCAGCGGTCACAGATCACCCCAGTCATGGCCGCACCACCTTGATCCCAACCTTGGTGTGTGCCGGTAGCATCCCGATCTTCACCGACACCGGCACTTCGGGCAGCGCCCACACCGCGACCCACCGATGAATCCCGTCGTGGTAGCCCCGGTAGGTGCACTCGACGGGGATCTCTGTCCCATCGGCCATGATCGCCCGGACGTTTTCGGGTGGCATCGGCTCGCTCACGTCCCACCCTCCCCACCCACGGTCGCCCCAGCGGCAAGGGCGTCGGGTGGAATCCGAAGCGGGTCGACGAGGTTCAGGTACTCCCACGGCATCCGATCTATCGCGGTGACAATCGCCTGGAACTGGTCGTTCCGCGGGTCCTCATCGAGCACATACGCGCGGGTGGCCTCGACAACTGGACGCCAGGCCTCCACCACCGCCTGCATCCGTGCTGTCTGCTTCCGCTCCTCGGCGAGGCTGGCGAGGGCGGCGTCACGCTCGTTGACTACCGCGACATAGAGCTTGACTCCGGCGGACACCTCGCGGTGAGCGCGGTCCCGTTCGGTCATCACCCGCACGTAGTCCTGGGCCAGCCGGTCCCGTTCGGCGGTGAGCCGTCCGATCTCGGCGAACCACTCGGCGTGGTCGTGGGCGAAGCCTTCGGAATCAACCGCGGCTTGACAGCATCCGTCGCTCATGGTGTGGTCCTCTCGGGTTGGGGGATAGCGACTGGCTCGGTTTCGATGATCAGCCGGTGCTCGAGGTCGGTCGCCCGGTGGGGTCGGTTGTTGAGCTGCCACGTCAGCCACACCTCAGCCTCGTCGCGGTCTTCTGTCCAACTGGCGTAGGACGTGACGCGGCCACCGGGTTCGACGCAGCGGATCCGCCACTCTTCGCGGACGGTGCAGGTGGCCAGGGCGGCGGTGAGGGCCTCGCGTGCGACGCGGGTGACGGTCGCTTGGTCGCGTAGCGCCAGCACAACGTCCGCCGCGGCTTGGATCATGGCTTCGGGGATGTTCATGGTGTGCCGTCCTTGGCCGTCAGCGTCAGGTCGCAGCCCGACAGCCGCGCCGTTGCGCAGTGCGGTCCGCAGCCCGGGTCGCGTGGTGTGCGCCAGCCGGCGGTCATGCCGGCCAGAACGCCGTACCACCGGCCGCTGCGGCGGGCTTGCCGTTTGCACTCGGCCAGGACGCCGCAGTGGTTGTTGCACAGGTGCGCCGCCTGTTGCTGCTCGGCGAAGGTTTCGGCGTCGAACAGGTCCCATTGGCCGTGGCAGGCGGCGCGTGGCAGCCAGTCCAGGCCGCGGTCAGGTTCCAGACCCCAGGCGGTGCGGGTGAGGGTGGTCATGCGGCACGTCCCTTGTGAATCTTGTTGATGCGCGGCAGGACGCATGATGAGCACCCGCCAGAGCCGTCATCGGTGAAGGGGTGGGGTTTGGGGAGCGCGTCGCTTGAGTGCGCGCCCTTACCCCCTTTAGGGGGGGTAAAGGGAGAGCGGATTCCCGCGTCTTGTCCCGCGGGACGTCCGCGTCTTGTCCGCGTCTTGTCCCGCGTGGACACGTTTTGTTTCTCTCGGTACCTCGCTTTCCTCTCAGTTTCGGCCTTTCGACGTGCACGTACCTGCTCGGCGCTCTCGTTGCGCTCCAGGTAGTGCGGCATAGACCAACCACCCTCAGCGGCCTCCCACAGGCCGGCGTCCACCAGCTTCCGGGCCAACTCCGGAGATGCGATGCCCAACGCGACCTCGGCCGGGATGAACCCGTCGCTGCTGTTTCGCGCTGACCATGCACCCAACCGGCAGTAGGCCCCGAAGGCGGCGTTACCGCTGCGAGCCACCGGAGTGCAGTTGTCCCACCCATCGTCGATAGAGAAAGCCACGTCACCCCCCGTCCTACTTGGGATCCGGCACGGCGACTGGGCCGCCTCGGTCGCGCAGCGGTAGGGCGTTCACCTTGGTCCGCGAACGCCAGTAGTTCCAGCTTCGGAAGATGAGGCTTAGGTAGTCGGAACGGGTAACGACCCGACCGTTACGCCGGACTTCGGTGAGACGGTTGAGTAGCGCCAGGATCGCGTCACCGGCCCGCAGGTCAGTCTTGGTGGCTAGCGTCGTCATGAACCGTTCAGTGTCATCGGGGTCGACGCGGGAGAGGATCCAGCAGGCGAGTGCAACCACCGATGCCGGGGCATCGATTCCACGGCGATATCCATGCGACATGTCCACAGCGGTCTTTAGATCGGGGTTCTCGTCAACGAAGGCGAGGATCTCGGAGTGGGTTGGCCGCATCGCGCCCGCTGCGTCAATGGACAGGCCACCGGAGTGCAGGATCGCGAGTCGCGCCGTGGCGGCAAGTGCGGAGTACGAGGTCTCGCCGCGCATCCTGAAAGCGTCGCCCGCTGTCCGCGAGGCACCAGCATCGATTACGTCCTGGATTTGCTCGGCAAGGCCGCGGACGATGAGCATCTTCACCGTCACGCCTGACTGGATGACGGCGTGAAGCCGGTGCTGTCCGTCGAGCAGTCGACCACTCCTAGCGAACTTGATGGCCTCGCCGGACAGGTGCCAGTTGCCCGCTGCCATGTCGCGCGCGTATGCCGCGACAACCCGCTGTCGGATGTTCCTGTTGCGTTCGTTCTTGCCCAACCACGTCTCTGCGGTTGGTGGGCTCACGTCCTGGACGCTGGCTTCAATCTTCTCGTTCATTCGGTACTCTCCTTGTGTTGGCTAGGAACTCGGTCGACTGCTTTGGCCAGCAGGTCGAGCGCTCTCAGCAGGTCGTGACGATTCATTCGCGCGACCTGCTCTGCGTTGTAGGGAAAGCGCTCGTCGGTCGTAAGCCGATCAAGGCGCTCAGCTATTCGGACAAGGTCACCGGTCGCCCGGTCGAACGCCTTCGTTAGATGCATGCGGGTCTTCCTGGGCGGCGCTTTGACCTCTGACGATGGACCCACCTCCTTGCCGTCCCTCCATTTCTCGTAGACGGGCTTCACCGTCCCCGTCCGATCCATCTCGTCGAGAGCGCGCTGAGCACGCTCTCTCTCTGCCTCGTCGGCAGCCTCGTCGGTGGCGACGGCATGAACTTGACGAACGCGGCCGAGGGTGGCTGGTGAGACCCCCAGCGCCGTGGCGACAGCGTTTCGCGAATCGAACTGAGGCAAGTCGTTGTTCCCGGGAACAACGACTTGCCTTCGCCCACCCCGCGCATTTCCCTCGCGCCGAGCCGCCTCCGCTTTGGGCCGCTCCAGTGCCAACAGTTCGTCACTAAGCGAAGCCAACTCAGACGGTCGCATATCCTCCCGGCAGGTGTTCTCATCTCGCTCTGCCCGCAACGCGGCGGAGACCTCTGCCAGATCGACTCGATAGACCGCACGAACTACGTCCTTACCCAGTCGACGCAGGGCGGCAATTCGCCGCCCACCGGCTATGAGGCGATTGTCCGGGCCGAGGACAATCGGTTGGAGCTGGCCAACATCCGCGATCGACTTCGCAAGTTTGCCGATGTCACCCATCTCTCGCCGATGGCGGCCATCCATACGGACTGACTCGATACGGACCAGCACTACCCGCTCATCCACTGGATTCACCTAACCTCCGGTCCTCGGCCTCGCGTTCGTCTTCGCTGCGCTCCAGCAGCTGGTGCACCTTCGCGTCCTGAGTAGATCCACAGTCGTCACAGATCCAACGCTGCCGGTAGTCCCGGTATCGGCTGTAACGGAACGGGTGAACCCGCAGAGGCTCGGTCACGGCGCAGCCTTCGTTCTTGAGCCGGAGCAGGTGTCGAACCCGTGGCGGTGCAGAGGCAGCAACCCGGCCACCGACAGGGCGTAGTCCTTACCGCACGTCGAGCACCGAGCACGTCCCGGTGAGGGCCGTCGTTGGCGCATTCCGTGCCGTCCGCACACCGGCAGCCAGCCGTGCTCGGGACTCTGCCGTTCGGCCACGGCAACCTCGTCACAGCCGCCCCAGTCGCAGGTGTAGCCGGAGTCTTCAGTCAGCGGACGGGTGATCATGCCGCGTCCTGCCGGTACCGCTGCACAGTGCGCCACGACACCCCGAGCCGTACCCCGATCTGCCGCGCCGTGTACCCGCGCCTCGTCAGCTCGCTAGCGACGAGGCGCCGCTCCGGGACGCTGAGTCGAACCCGGTCGCCGTACATGGCCCGCTCGACGGCAATCTCGTCGATGTCGTTGGGCCGGTACTTCCCTGCCGGGCGTTCGCCGGGTAGGTAGCGCACCCGCCAGTACACGCGCATCGCCTCACGGGCTTTGGGGCAGCGGCAGCGGGCGTGCTTGTAGGCGCTGGCGGTGCCGTGACGACTCGCCTGGCAGAGTTCGCTCATCGCGGCCCCCTGCACGGACACTGACCCTTGCCGTCCATGTGGCTGCACGGCCCGCGGCGCTTCGCCTTGGACGAGACGATGAGCTGATGCACCACGACAAAATGTCCACATTGGCACCGGGCAGTGTCGGGTGTGGTCATGACCCACTCCTCGACTTGGCGCCGAGCACCTCGATGAGCCGCAGCGTCTTGGCGTCCGGCGAACCGCACGATCCGCACATGGCGTCTCCGGCGGGACCGATCCGCCAGCCGGACTTCCGTGCCGCCGCCAACAGTTCCGCCTCGGTGGTGAACGGCGACCCACTAGCGCCGGGGAACGCCTTCGTGCACTTGAACGTGCCGTAGTCCGGCGAACCATCGTCGAAGTAGGCGGCACCGTCGCAGGCGAGAATCAGGCGGACACTCACGCTGCACCTACCGGTGGGCTGTCGTGGTATGCGCCGTCGTGGCCCAGGTACACGTACCGCGACTCGTGGTCAACCAGGCATGCCACCGTGGCCGGGTCGTCCAACTGCTGCACCAGCCAGCCGGCGGTGATCGCGTCGGAACGGTGGCGCTCTACGTGCGTGTGGCACCGAAGGCACAGCGAGACCAGGTTCTGCGGCTGGTTGGTTTCCTCCCGGTCGGTGCCGCCCATGGCCCTTGGTCTGCGGTGGTGCAACTGGAGCTCGGCAGCACCGCAGCGGATACAGGCGTAGCCGTCGCGTTGAAGTACCAGCGCCACCGTGTGCGGCTTCGGGCCGGTGCGGCGGTGGTTGCGCCGCATGGGGCTACGCGTCAACATCACGGCCCTCTCAGATGTGCACGTCGTAGACGCTGAACAGGGCTTCGTCGGGGGCGGCGGCGATGATGGTCTGCGCTACGGAGTTCCAGTCGTCCGTCTCGTCGTGGACCATGCCCCACCAGCCCATGCGGCCGCGCTCATGCCAGCCGTCATCGTCGAGAATGGCGAAGGGGACGCCCGCCGCGGCCCGTGCTTGGGCGACGTGTGCGGCGATTGGGTCCGGCTGGTCCAGGCATAGGTAGTTGACGGGATCATCGACGTAGAGCTTGGCCTCATTCAGCGCCCGGATGCCGGCTTGGCTGTGGTAGTACTGCCGAGCGGAGTCGATGTCGCCGGGGAACATCTCTTCGCGAACCTTCGCCCATGCCACCAGCGGTGGCGTACCCGCCAGCGCGCGGGACGCCCTCGCGTGAAAGGCCGCCGCCTCGTCGGCCGCCGCGACCTGCATGCCGTCGAAGTCGATGTCGCGCTTGCGTACCTGATCCGCCCAGCCGTACTTTCCGCGCGAAGTCATCAACCCCGGCTCGCCAGTCTCTCCGCGGGCGCCGTCCTTCAGCCTGAAGTAGCCGGTCCACCGGCCGCCGAGCTGATACCAATCCCAGCGTGAAAGCGGGTTGTATGTCGACATGTGGTAGGCGCGGTCCGCGTCCGAGTCGTAGAGCAGCGGGTCGTCATCCCCGTATCGCCCATTGAACGCAGCGACGTATTCGGGCCACTTGGCGTCTGCCGCCAGGCCACACTCCTCAACGGTCCCCTTCCATGACCAGTGGTCCTGCGGCGTCTGCGCGTCTTCGTACTTTCGGTACGGCTCGACTTCAATGTTCTCGTCGTAAGGGACGAGCATCTTCTCGGGGTCTTCGCCGATGACAAGAACGGTGCTGTGACTCATGATTTTGGCCTCTCGTAAACCATCGGGATGTCCACGCCTCGTAGCCGGTTCAGCCGTCTCCTCGCCGCTGATTCGCCGTCTGTCTTGAGTGGACGTGACCACGCGCGCTGCTCCTCGCGATGATCACAACTCCAGCAGATGTGGATAACCTGCAGGTGCCAGTTCTCGCCCTCGTCCGGGCCGAGCTCCATGAACATGCGCTTGTGGCATTTCGGGCAAAGCCGTGGTGAATCAAGAACCTGCACTGCCATCGGACTTCACCTCCTCGGCTGCCTTGCCGTTGATCTCGCCGCGTCGCGCGACAACGGCGATCTTCAGGTGGTCGAACGTGGCCGGCGAAATCCGGTCCTCGGCACCAGGTTTCTTCGCCGCGACAAGTCGCTTGGCGATGTCGTCGAGCTCGGTGCTGCTCTTGGCGTCCTCGATCTCGAACTGCCACGCGGTACGCAGCGTCTCTTGCTCGTGGGGATCCCAATGCTCCGACTTCTCGGCAACCCGGATCGGCTTCTCACTGGCCGCCGCACCGTCGTCGTCCTCATCCGGCGCCACGCCGACGATCGAACACAGCGCGTATCTCCGTGCGTAGGTGATGGCCGAGCCGATCTCCTGCGCCGTGCCCGACTGCGGCAGCGGATACTCACCCTCGTCCGAATCGCCGCAGGCGTGCAGAAGGCGGTAGGCGAGGACGAACTTGCCGCCCTCGTTGAATGTCGGCTTGGCTGTAAACGACAGACCCACTGCGCCGAGAGCCGGTAGGACTACACCGGAAACCTCGGCTAGGTCGGCGTAGGAGTACTGGTAGGACCCGCCGTCCTTCGTCTTCACCTTCGCCGTCTTGGTTTTGACGATCGGCGGAAGCTTGGCCTGAAACGCAGCTAGGGCGGATGCGAGGTTGTCGGTCATCGCTGCTCCTCATCGCACCGTGCACATACCGGCGGCGTGTCGGTTGGCTGCTCGCAGATGTCGCAGCAGCACCAGGGGCAGGGCAGGGTTTTGACGAGCGTGACGACGTCGCCGCGCATTTCGATGACGGGCATGGTCTGCTCGCCGCCGCAGAATCGGCAGACTTCCGGCACGGACAGGTCGGCGATGTGGATGATGGCCATCAGGACACCGCCACCAACGTGCAGGGGCAGGCACATCCGCCAGCACAGTCCCGGTGGTCAACCAGGCAGGACGCACACCACCATTCGCGGCTCAACGTGGCCTGCTCTTCCTGCGTCCACGTGGCGCCGACGAGGGTGTTGAACTGGCCGGTGGGTGTGTCGTCCGGTTCGGGTGCGCGGTGGCGTCCGGGCCGGTCTTCGCCGACGATGAGTCCGACCCGTGCGGGTAGGTCGGATGGTGTTTGGCGTTGCGGCCACGCGTCGTAGAAGTCGATCGGTAGCAGCGAGTGGCGTGCAGGTGCAAGCCAGCCTCTGAGGCGTTTGTCTTCCGCTTCGGCGCGGCAGGTGGCGTTGTCGCGCATCATGGCGTGGACGATGCCGCCGGTGGGCAGCAGGAACAGCACACACAGGATCAGGGCGGTCACGGCAGGCCTTTCATCAGTCGGTTGCGCACGTCGAGCAGCCCGTCGATGAGGTGCTGCGCGTTGTGGGTGTTCCGGTATGCGGCCAGTGCCGCGTCGCCTTTGGCGATGGCGGAGAGCATGTGGGCTTCGAGTCGGTCGGCCGGCGTCTCGTCAGGGACGTAGCCTCGGGGTGCGGCGTGGCGGCCGCGGGCAAACAGGGTCATCGCTTCACCGCCAAAATCTGGGCGCAGTCCGGGCACGGGATTCCGGCATCCCTGCGCGCGTCTCTGCAACGCATATGCACGAAGCCGGGGCCGACGAGAACCAACGTGTCGCCGACGATGTGGTCGGCCGGTTCCAACTCCCGCTCGCCCATCAGTTCGGCTACCACGTCGTCTATGCCGGTTGGGTCCTCAGCTACGAGGGCACAGCGCCGTTCGGCTTCGACAGCCGCCTCCAGCACGACGGCCTGCCGCCAGGTCCGGCGCCGGTCCCAGCGGTCGATCAGGTACAGGGCGGCGAGGCAGATCAGCAGTCCGGTGATGGCTGTGCCGGCGATGTAGTCGGTCATGATGGCTCCCGCAGGGTGGCGCGGGCCACGTCGATCAGTTCAGGCACACCGACGCGGGCCAGTAGGTCGGCGTCCATCTCGCCCATCCAGGCGACCTGCTCCATGCAGGCAGCCAACGCCAATGCAACTGGCGGGTGCATGAGTGCGACGTACCGGCCGTCGTACATGTCGAAGGACCAGCAGTCGCCGCGATCGTCGTGCGTAGCGCAATCGATCTCAACGTTGCGCTGGACATGACGGACGGCTGACCACGTGTACTCGGGGCACCACGGGCGCTCTTTCTGCGCCTTCTCGGCGTGCTCGCGCAGGGCGGCCGCCGCGCGCTGCAACAGTTCGGCGCTCATCGTTGCCTCCTGCGCCGTTCGGCGTACGCCACCGCATCCAAGATCGGACTCGGCGCGATGTGTATGCCGGCGGGTGTGTTGAGGATGCGCAAAACCTGCATCTGACGGGCGCCGAGGCGAGCAGCAGGGGTGGGGGTCATGGCCGCTCCTCCATGTCGGCCGCTTCGTTTAGAGCGGCAGCCATCGCGCGGGCCTGATCCTTCGGCAGGTTGTAGCCGTGATTGCCGGCCCTTATGTTGACGTGGGTCCGGCGAGGAGGGACGTCAACCGTCAGGTCGCTGTCGTCCCACCGCCACAGCGGCGGCGGCGGAACCACGGCGAGCATCGAGAGCGGAAGCGCGAGAAGACCATTGACGCCCGGCAGATCGAAGTACACACACCTGCCTACGGCCATGTCGTAGTCGCCGTGCTTGGCGGCTTCGTACTCGCCACCGCCAAGCGCTTTGGGCAGCCTGTAGCGCGTCATCGCGTAGCACCACCGATCGCATACCCGACGACTCCGACCGGCACCGGCGGGAAGTACTCGACAATGCCGGAATCAAGCGCTGCCCTTATCGCTTTCGCCAGCACGTCCAGCCGCTCGCGTTCCGACGTCGATTTGAGCGCCACGAGAATCTCGACGACGCGCCGCGCTTCGGCGGTCTCTTGCCACGACAGCGGCTGCGTCTCATCGAATCCAGTCATTCGTCTCTCCAATCAGGCGCGCCGTGGGCGGAGCCGGCCGGACCGGCGACCATGTAGCCCTGACTCGCGACCGCGGCGCGTGCCCGGGCATCACGCAACTCAGCAAGCCGGTCCTGTAGTTCCGCCGACCGTTCTTTGCTGAGCACGCCGGTACCCGGCGGCGCCGGTGTTAGTCCGCTGCGAATCCCGATCGCGTACCCCTGCACCCCAACCGGCACCGGCTCAACCCGAAGGTCGTGCGCCGTGGCCGAACGTTCACGCAGCGGCTCAAACCGGATCGCCTGACCCAACGCGGCCAACCTCCACAGCACGGAGATGGCCTGGTCCAGTTCGTCGCCGTCGAGGTAACGCAGCCACGCTTCGGCGCAGCCCATGTCACCGGTCCAGGCACGGCGCACAGCCACGGACAGGAACGTTTGCGGTTCGCCGGATGAGGGGATGCTGGCGGGGGCAGTGTGGGAGTGGGTCATGACGCACCGTCCGCTGCCGCCTTGAGGAGAGCCAGACCCATGGCGTGAGCTACGTCGGGCGGCAGGATCCAGCCCAGGCCGACGTCGTTCTTGGCCGGCCTGACACCAAGGTGAATGTCGCCCCTGTTCCCGTCGCGATCGATGGTGATTTCGGCGCCAAGCCAAGAACTCCCGACCCACGGCAACTCTGGTGCCTGCGCCAGTGGGTCAGGGACGAGGGAAACAGTCGGATGATCAATGTCACGCCAGCGACGCTGCCCGCCGGTTAGCGTCTGCCACAGCACGCCGGATGCGTGCTCCCGCATCGCCTTCCAGACGTAGCCCTTGCCGTCGAGGATGATCGACCCTAGTGGCGGCTCCGGCCGCTCGACGAGGACGACGAGTTCGGCCGGGATCCGGGCCTGCGAATCGCACCCCGGGATGCTGAACCACAGTCCGCCGTTGGTGATAGTGCCTTCAACTTCGCCGCCGCCGAGTGCTTCGGGCAGTCGATACCTCATGACTCGCCCCCGAAGGCCGCCACCATGCACGTCACTTCGCCCAGCAGCCCGCAATAGGCCGAGTTGACGACGTGACGCACCGCTTCGTGTTCGGTGTACCGTCCGGCCTTATCCCGGTCCGGGGTGTAGCCGCGGGCATCCGGCGCCCACCACTCCTGATGCCCGTTGTGCCAAAGCAGGAAGCGGACGGTGGACTGGTCCGGCGCCGGGGCGTGGACGGAGGTGGGGAGGATGTCTGGCAGGTCGGTCAAGGCGGTCATGACTGCCGTCCCATACGCGCGTAGATCTCGGCGGTCCGGCGCTGGCTGCGGTACGTGCTCACCAACAGGGGAATTGTGGCGGCCCAGATCAGCGAGAGTGCAGCCCAGACCCAGCCGAACACCGGTTTGCCGGCAAGGAAATAGGCAACTGATGCGGCGATGTAGAAGAGCAGCGCGAGCGAGTTGAGGATGATGGGGAACTTGCTGGGTCGCACGGTACGATCTCCTCTGTCTAGG